ATTATGAGAATAAAAATAATTGTATATGTTATTTTATTCTCATAATTGGCTTTATTGGAGCAAATATATTTTGTGCAACAAAAATTAAAGATGCTAATGTAGAAGATTATCTAATGGTTAATATATTAACTATTTTTATAATGGGTATGCTTTGGCTAATGTCATTAATATTTGATGATTAAATATTACCTTTATAATATGAAAGATAATATTCTTTTCTTTCATCTTTTATTTATCTAATTTAAAGTTTATTAACATAAAACATTTGGAGATTTGAAATTAATATCATATCTTTGTAGTGTAATAATAAAACAAGGAGAATTAATAATGAAAAAAAATGAATTGATTGAAAAGATTGAAGTTCTAATGCGTGATAATAGCGGAATTACATTTGATACTCCCGAAGAAATTGCAGGTGAAGAACTATTATCAATTAGTTATTGTGGTGAATTATCTTTTGCTGATGATGAAGTGGAAGTTGAATTAGAGGACTTACAAGAAATAGAGTTAGATAATTTACTCTATGCTATTGAAAGGCAATTAGAAGCAGACGAGAAAGTATTTGAAAGATGTAGAGGTAGTTACTATTAATTTATAACAAAATGGAAAAACCGTTTTATTCAGCCAAAGATTATACTATTGATTCAGTTAATGGTGTATGTTTATGTAGATGTAATAATTGTGGGTTAATTTTAATTGATGAAAACCCACAAGTAGATGCTCCAAAATATCAATTGAAAGGTACAGAGGAAAATATGGAATTAGCTCCAATTGAGGGAACACAATATTCATATAGTTATGCTTGTCCTCACTGTCATTGTGATGATTATTTAGTCGATTTACAAAATACCTTATAAATTATGATAAAGAAAGTTAATTTTAAGAAAAATAAAAATGATGTATTTGTTACATTTTGGTGGGTAGTTGATATGCACCGCAATTATGTACCAATTGCAATTAGATGTAAAGATTATGAAAATGCTCGTGAAGTGGCTTCTGATGTTTACTCTTTATTGGGTGTACAATATCTTTACATTAATGAAAATGGAAAATTAAGATGTGATTCAATGGTTGTTACTTCTGATGAATATCTTTCAAATAAGTGTAATTTTGATAAGATATATAATGAATATTGGGAAAAAATGTTCAAATGTAAATAACTATGGGAGAATTTAAAAATATTGGTATCATGTCTGCAATGGCTGCTTGTGATACAGTTTATAGTTCTTTTCTTATCAGAAAATTAGAAGATAACACAAGTCTTGTTGTTACAATGAAAGATGATGTACCTAATGAGGATGAAATGATAAAATCATTACAATTATTAGCAGAAGAAAAGTTAAATGGAAGCAAAGTTGAAGTTATTAAAATAAATAAAGAAGATGTTTATACACCACCACCATTATCGTTAAAAGATGCCACAATACGTTTTTTAGAAGTAGAAATGAAAGATAAATCTTCTATTACATCTACAATTTTATCAAAAAATGATAATAAACCATTTTATACTAATATAAAAAATTCTAAGCACCAAAAATCAAGAAAGAAAAGGAGATAATAGTATGTTTAATGTAGAAGAACTTTATTTAGCTTTTGTTAACACTATTAACAAAAGCAATTCATGTAAGATAAATAGATGGTATTTGGGAACATGGAGAAAATTTACTATATTTGATGGTGTGGCTTATTGTTTAGTGGATAATGATATTCACATTATAACTTATCCCAAACTTGATGATTTATCCACTAAACAGTGGAATGAAATTCATAAAGCGGTTTATACTGTGTATTCAAGTTTTTTACATAAATTAACAATTAAAGATGTATTTGAAACAAAAGGTAAATTAACACATAAATTATCACTTCTTCCAAAGAAAATTAGAAAACATGAATTTGTTTAAAGTTCTTTAACACAAAAAATTTGGTTAGTATTCATAAATGTATTATCTTTGTATCATAATAATAAAAGAACAAATATGAAAAGAGATAGATGGATAGCTTATTACAGCTATACAGAAAACGGAAAAAAGATAATTGGAGTTACTAATGTAAACGGTTTTAGTGAGGGAGAAGCTAAAGTAAATTTTGCAATAAAATATCCTAATAAAGAATTGTTTCATATACATAAAAATAATATATAAATTAAAAAGCTATGGATAAAATTAGAGTTGAAACATTAAAGAAAAAAATCGCTTATGACTTAGCAAATAGTTTTGATTGGACTACTGTAATTGCTTTATGTTTACAAGACCATATTAACAGAACAGAACTTGAAACCATGCTTAAATATGGTGGCGAGTATATGGGACACACAATACAAAGACATTCAACATCTGTTATTATGAAATATCAGAAAATGATTACTGATGCAGTTTATAATACTGATGTAAGATGTATTAACAAATTGATTGATGCAATGAAACATAAATCATTGTTGCCAAAATGGATAAGACAAGGAAATTTCCTTGTAGATATGGATGATAATTGCGAATGGTGTTTGTTTAAGAAAGGAGAGAATGAATAAATATGATAGTAAGTAGATATAAAAATTTAACATTGAATATTGAACCAAATAAGAATATAGAAAATCCTTTAATTCAAAGAGGACTTGTAAAAGTTTATGTAATAGACCAAACGCTTAATAAAATTGCTGATTTTGGTTTTAAACATAATTTTCAAAATGTGGAAGAAGCTGTAAAATCTGTTAATAAACAAGAAAATATAGTAATGTATCTTCATTATTGTATTAAAACTAAAACATTTCTTGTTGATGTGTCTGATTTAGTGACAAATATGTTTTGTGTAGGAATTGTAACCTGCTCCAAGAGAACAGTTCGTACTATATGGCATGAGTTACAGAGAGCTAAGAAACAAGTTGTTATTGATAAGGCAAAGAATGTTATCAAAGATGAAATTAAACTAATGAATAATTGGTTTGTCATTGGCAGTTTTGATGTAACCATTTTAGAAAACGGTGAAGTAGTTGAAAATTTGTCTAACATCATGGCAGAAAATGATGATGAAATGTTTGAAAAAATCGGATTGCTCTCAACAAATCCAAATATTAAACAATTAATAAATAATGTAAAATAATATGGAGAAGATAAATACAATTGTAGCTACTTTTGTGGCTTGTGATGGTAAAGTTTTCAATTCAGAAGAAGCGTGTATAAAACATGAGGAAAAACTTCAAGAAGAAAAGGAAAAAGAACGTGTTAAAAAACAAATGTTTGATAAAATGAACTTTGTTAACATGAGAGGGAACGATTATTTGTTTGAAAAATATGTTGATGGATTTGACCATCATTATTTGGTTTATAAATTTGTTTATAATTCAGAATTTTCTCTTGAAGAATATGTAAAAATTCTTGGCTATGATTTTGTTCACAATTTTCCTTTTGAAACAATTATTAATGGGGAACTAAAATATGATGTTTCACTGAAAGATATGCCATCATTGGAAGCAGGAGAAACATATCTTATCATTAGTTTTACTGATTTGTCGGGTGATTATACTAATCCTACTTATTGGTATTTGTATAAACTTGATGATTTTAAAAAGTTTCAAATTAAAGAAATTAATGAACTTTAACTAAAAAACTTTGTTATATATCAATTAATGTATTATCTTTGTATCAAATTTAAAAACATATAGTATTATGGAAAGAGTAATTAAAACAGTTTCGTTTTTCTTAAAGTGTCAAGGTGCTAAAGATTTTTCAATCAATCAAAGAAACAATATTTTGTATGTTAGTTGCTCTGATAAAAAAGATGCAATAAGAGAATTGTATGACTTTATTAGGTTTGATTATAATCCATATCACAAAAATGTATTGATTCCAACATTAAAGAATGATTTCCTTTTGTCAATTGAGGTAAAACAATGAACACTTATATATTCAAGCATCATAATACCCTCTATGTTTTACATGAGGATAGTGAAGAATGTGCATGGAACAGGCTTCAAAATAAACTCTCTTGGAATATGAAAATCGTTAAACAGAGAGTAAAACTTCTTGATACAATGCGAGAAGTTGATAATCGTGTATTAAAAATAAAATTGAATTAATGAAACAACTTTATCAATTAGAAGTTTATTGTTATTTGATATTAACTGATAACAATTGGATTACCTTATACACAAATAAAGAACAAGCAGCAGGTTTGAAGGGATTAAAAACCCTTCAAAAGCTGTTTGATGAAAACTTTAAAGAGGTAAGAGAATTGATGATAAAAGATTATAAAAATCAAAAGGAGAAACATTATCGAATAATGCTTACTACATTGGAGATTGAAGAAGATACAGGATTGTTAATAAGTCAAAAAATATTAAAAGGAATGCGGAAATGATTACAAATGAAATAATGTTTTATGTTTTCTTGTTTAAGAAAACACATTATACTTTTGAACAAGTGGATAGTTTTGAATATGGAACTGCATTCATGCTGTATAATGAAGATGAAGAAAATGTTAAATACTATGAGTTTGAGACAAAAGAACTTGCTGATAGGTTTGTATCATTAAAATCTATTAGTAAAGAGTATTATTATAAAGTTTTGTAATATATTGTACTCAATTGAGTACATTAACATTTATTATTATGACAGAGTTAGAAAATAAAGCATTAAGACATTCCTTAGAATTATTGAAAGATTTTTCTTATGGTAATATCTATTCGGGGCTTGATGAATTACTAAAAAAATTTGGTATTACTGAACAACAAGATAGAAATAGTTTTAGAAACAATTTTGCTTATTTGTTAGATAGGGAGACTGAAAAAATTAATGCAGCTAAAGAATGGATTACTACTGTAATAAACAATAAATAAAAATGAGTAGTTTAAATATTAAGTACAAAAAAACGGCAGAAATGTTGGAAGATTGCCGAAATTTTGCTTTGTTCACTCAAAACAAAATGCAACCACATTTCCACAATTCAGATTTCATTTTCTATGTTAATCATTTTCATTTTGCCAATAAGATAAAAAGAAAAGAAATGATTAGATTTAATGAGAAGAAGATTAAATCTTTGAAATTGCGTCTAAAACATTATTCATATTTGATGGAAATTAAAAACAATCCCGATAAAGTAAAATTGTTCAAACCTTATTATTTTGGAATTGAGAGTGTTAAAGGGAAGATTAAGTATTTGATTGGAATAGCAAGAAAAAATTATGGGTATAGAAATGTTTTTAAAGAACATGATAACCAATATCTTATATTAGTTAAACAAGAAATAAATGGTTTTCCTGTTGAAATTACGCCTTTTAGTGTATTAGAAGATGTGTTGAACCAATATAAACAATATCATGGGAGTAATAGTAGCCAAACAACCTAATGGTCTTTTGTGTAGATTAAATACAATAATGGGCAGTATTACTGCTTATGACATGACCGAAAATGAATACATTGAACATGTGGCTTATTTACACGCTGAAATGGGGCGATGTGAAGCTCGTAAGACTCTTAAAAATGGATTACAACCATTCCAAAAAGTATTGGATAACCTTGTATATTCAGATAAAGAGAAAGAACAAGTTAAAGAAATGTTAAAGGAAATGGGTTGCGAGAATGAAATATTAAAATAGATTAAAAAATCAATTAATATTTGGTGGTTTAAAAATTAATTCATATATTTGCATTGTAAAAAGAAACAAATAACAATTTAATTTACAATAATATGATAGTTAAGAACAAAAAGAATCCTTTCTTTTCAAGGAAAGAACAATTGAACTTCACAAAATTGTGTCAAGTTCATGGCTTTAAAAATCGTCAGATGATTAAAGACGATGCAACAGGTAACATTATTGAATTGGCAATTTATTTGCCACAAACGTATGGTACAGACGAAAAAATGTTAGGTAACATTGCTCGTTACACTAATGGCAGAAGAAGCCAAACACCTTGTATTTTCAGCAAGAATAAGTTAGCAATTAAAGTTTCATACAAAAAATCATAACAAATAAGTATTATGGCAGATAACAATGTAGTCCGTTTGAGAATGAATGATACTCCCGTTCAAAGAGCGTGGAGAGGTGTTAAAGGTTGTCAAAACTATTCAACCCCTGTACCTATCAGTCAAGCAGTAGCCGAATGTGGTGCTGATTATTCAGTTCGTAAAGATACTCTTGTAAGACTTTCAGATGATGCAATTAGAGCTATCAAAGAAGGTACTGATTACACTCAATTCTTGGATTTGAAGCCAAAAGATATTATAACTTCTCACATGGCAACAGTTCGTGATGATAATGATATTACACTTGGTGTTGTTGGTAGTGGTTATGGAGTTGTTCAGAATGCAAAAGCATTTGAATTTATTGATATTATCACTTCGGGACGTTTGGGTGGTGATGCTCCTATTATTGAAACAGCAGGTGTTCTTGGAGTTGGAGAAAGAATGTATGTAACAGCCCGTATGCCACATAATATCCAAATTGGTGGCAATAACAAAGATGTGGTTGAAGATTACATTCTCTTTACAAATACACATGATGGTTCGGGTGCGGTAACTGTATTGTTCACTCCAATTCGTGTAGTCTGTGAGAATACTCTTAACATGGCACTTCGTGAATGTAAAAACAAATTGATATTCAAACATACTTCAAAGGTTAATGAACGTTTGGATTTTTCTGATGAAGAAAACTTGAAGAAAGCAAAGCAAGTACTTGGGCTTCATGGACTTTACAGACAGAATGTTGAAGCATATTTGAATAACCTTGCACAACAATCATTTACAGATGCACAGATTAAAGAAACTGTTGCAAATGTATTCTTGAATGATGCACAAATGAAATTGCTGAAAATGGCAAACATGAACATTGATTCAGTTGAAGAAATTTCAACAAGAGCAAAAAATCAAATTCAAGATTTGCGTGATACAATCGAGAATGGTGTCGGTCAAGAATATTGGAGAGGCACTAAGTTGTGGGTGTACAATGGGTTTACATCATTTTACAATAACAACAAAACGTATAAGAATGGTGCAGAAGAAAGATTCAACAGCCTTATTGATGGTGATGCTTACAAGAAATGTCAAAAAGCGTTTGATTTGTTAATTGCAGCATAATACTTAAATTAAAAAGATTACCTAACTTTTAGCGTGATAACTAAGGTTAGGTAATCTTATTTTTATATAGCAAGTTAAATGTACTCAATTGAGTACAATAAGGTTAAATATAACTGTTAATTGTAATTTCTAATGTTTTTCCTTGTTGATAATCACTATATGTATAAGATGAAATGTTTACAGAATAGTTCATTCCAGAAGTATTAGGATTAATAGAATATTGATATTTATAAGATGTTATTGTGAGTGGAAAATCGCTTGCAGATGCTATCCCACTTATAGTACCATTTCTTGTACTACCATAACATATTCCACCACCACCTTGTATATTTATAGTTTTTCCATTATTAAAATAAAAATGGAATGATTGAATACAAGCAGGTGGATTTTGCATGTTGTTTATCATACTCCATTTTACTGTAATAGGTTTTGGTTTACCATATTGGTAAATTCTAAATTCGCTTGCCATGTTTTGTTAGTTTACTAATTATTAGTAAACTACTTAAAAAAATAACATTATATAACAAAAAATCCCTCAAAATTTTTTGAGGGACTTTCCCATATAACGCCATATATGGTTACAGAGATGACATTTTTCTGTGTTGTTAATTAGTTTAATAATTATTATTAAACTAATCGCAAAAATTCACATATTTTATTAAAATATTTTTTCTTTGTTCATAATTAATTCGTATATTTGCATAGTATTAAAAATAGATTTATATATGGATAGTGAAGAAATGAAACAAAAAGCTAAAACAATTGGCAAACGTTATATTGGATTTCATAATCATAGATTGAATGAAACAAATCCAAGAGAAGAAGCATTTTCTAAACATTGGAGAAAGAACAATACTAAATGTTCTTGGATTAATCGAGGGAATGGAATACTTCAAGACCTTTTTATTGCTGATGATGGTTCTTGGCATCATGTTATGTCACCAAATGATAAACTAATTGCATCAACTATTATTCAATGGCTAGGTAGTAACTGTGGAATGGCTTTTATGGAAGAAGCATTAAAAGATTGTGGATATAAAATTGTACCAATTAAAGATTAATTAACATTTTAAATTTGGTAAACTAAATATTAGTTCATATCTTTGTACCATAATAATAAAACAATTAGTTATGCTTATTACAGGAACAAATGTACTTTATATATCGTTTATGATAATGTTCTGCTTTATTAAAATATTAATGACAGATACTTCTTATGAAAAATCAGATGGGTATATTATAAATTCGATATTAATTGGATTTATACTTCTAACTTTTATAGAAACTATTGTAATTTTTATTGTTGGTAATAATATACAAATAACATGGCAATAACGAGTATTATATTTTTAATATTAGGACTTACATGTTGGATATGGTACATATTCAATTCAGCATTATTAAATGATTATTCAATCAAAAAATATAAAAGATTTGCTATTATAGGTAGTGTATTTCTTTTTGGTTTTTTAATTGAAACAATTGTATTTTTATCTCAACATATAGTAATTACATTTAATTAAAATATTATGACATTAGAAGAACTTATTGAAAGAGAGAAGAAAAATTGTAAATATATTCAAACAGATAATAATCATTTGCATTGGTTTCTTGAACGAGACTTAACTGAATGGGTACAAAAAGATAAACCACAATGGGGCGGTCATACAGTTAAAGGTGACAAAAATGTTGTTGTATATAAAATATTTGATGGTGAAAAAGATAATGAATTTGACACATATCTTGCTGTTGATAATGCTAAACGACAAGTAATTCATAATTGTGAAGGGTATGAAGCTATGGCTGCTTGGATTGATTTATATTTAATGGCTAATGAACATGGAGTGTGAAAAATCTGTAATTGAATTAATGGATGAATGGTTAGAAACAGCCACGCTTGAATCATTTATAGAAGATTGTAAAGAATTTGGTATTGAATTTGAAGAAATAAAAGAAGAAAAATAATATGAAAAAAGTTTTAATTTTATTAATTTTTAGTTTTTTAACTTGCTTTGTGACATTTGCACAGAATAGTAGTGATGGCACTGTAATTCTTACAGCAGAGCAATATAATGCTCTTCCAATCAATGTTAAAGAAAGTATTGAAAAAGAGAACACTTATAAAACTATTGGTAAATGGGCAGGTTTGGGTAAAGAAATTGGTGAAGGTGTTAATAGTGCATTGATGGCTATTGAAGGTTCTGCAACACGAATATCTGAAACAACATTAGGTAAAACAGCTATGAATGTTGTTGTGTGGAAGTTTGTAGGGAAAGATATTATACGCATAATAATAGGTATTTTAGTATTAACAATTGGTGTACCAATTATGATAAACTTAATTAATTCATATAAACCACATAAAACCCTTATTAAAAAACATTTTATTAAGGAAAAAATGCAATTTGAAAAGGAATATAGATATGATAGTGGAGATGGTGACTCTGTTGCTTTTTGCTATGGTGGATTACTTGTTATCATTGCAGTTGCTTGTTTAATAATGTTTGTTTAAAATTTTAATCATTATGGCAGTAGATATTAAACAAATGACTAATCTTAGATTAAAAATTAATCAACTTGAAAGAGAAAAGAAACAGTCAAAAGATGATGTAGAATCAGTTGAATTATTGGATAAACTAATTAAAAAATATGAAGAAGAAGTAGCTCCAATTGAAAAACAATATAAGGAAATATTGAATTTTTGGCAAACTAATCTGTATAAATATTTTAAATTAACATTTAAAAATTGTGCATTTTATGATACAATTTATATGTTTCCATATAAATTAATAACTGTAAACAGATGTTTGTTTGGCGTTTATGATTTCAATAGTGACTATGGTAAAGGTTTGAGAGATACTTCAATAGATTTTAAAGTATTTTTTGATTATGATTATGATTTGGTTGAAATAACCAAAGAAGAATTTTTACAGAAAGCAATTGAAAATTTTGATAGACCTTTAAATTCACGTTTAGATAAATTAATAAATAGAGATAAAGTGTTAAAAAAGAATGAAACCAGTATTAACTAAAATTTTTAAAAAAGGGGAATATTATCAAACATATTTTTTACAATTAAATGTGTATTTTGATTTTGAAAAAGAAGAATGGTCTTTTTCAACTTTTATAAAGAAAAATGAAAAAGATGATTGGATAGGATGTGATTGTGATTTTGAAAAAATTAAACCTTATATACATTCATTTATAGATGAATATATATCATACTTAAAATCATGTAACATTGTTAAAATTAACAAAAAAGCAATATTGTGTAATTTTGAAATAAATTAGAAAATAATGGAAAAAAAAGAATTAACAGCTTTTGAACAACATCATCGTACTTATACAAAAATCAATACATTGTATAAGCGTTATACTGAAGGACCGTTAAAAAATCAGATTATTATTGGTGATTTTTCACGTCCTGAATTTAAATACCTTTATAATTGTCTTTGGGATGCAGAAGAAAAGGTAGATGGTACTAATGTATTTTGGTATTGGGATGGTACAACTCTTGAAATTCATGGTAAATCAGCTAATGCAGATATTCCTAAGCATCTTAAAAAGAAAATGGAAGAACTTGTTACTGTTGAAATGATGCAAGAAATTTTTCCTGCTGAATATGATGAAAATGGTAACAAGAAAGAACTCAATGTAAGAATTTATGGAGAGGGGTATGGAGTGAAAATTCAGAAAGGTGGAAATTACATTAAAAATGATTGTGGGGTGCGTGTATTTGATGTAATGATTAATGGTTGGTGGCTCGATAGAGATGCTAAACTTGATATTGCAGCCAAACTTAATTTGCCTACTTGTTACTATTATGGACAAATGACTTTGAAAGAAGCAGAAGAGATGGTAAGAAAAGGTTTTAAATCTCCAATTGCAGAGAATACAGAGTATGAAGCTGAGGGACTTGTTTTAAAGCCCACTGTTCAACTTTTCAATAAACAGGGAGAGAGAATTATTGTTAAGATTAAAACTGTTGATTATCGCAATTTAATAGCCAAATCAAAGGCATAACAAAATTTAACAATAAAAATTTGGTGGTATGAGATTAATTTACTAATTTCGTACCACTTTTATGCTTCATAGGTAATTATATAATTAAATCTAATTTGTGTTAATGAATTTTAAACAAATTATTGTCAATATAAATTAAAAATGTGAGATATATTTATAGGTAAAACCTATAAATTATGATTCAAAAATTTAATTCAAGAATAGCAAAGAAATTTAATCTGAATGCTATTCTTATTTTCCCTTTTGTATATATTAAAGATGCAGAAATTTCAGCAGAAACTAAATTTATGATAGACACTTATAAGAATCAATTTGCTGATTTCTCTGGAGTAGGGGCTGCATTACTTATTGTGTTACTATTTCTATTATTAGGAGTAGGCATACATTCATGGTGGTTGCTATTATTATTGCTGCTTCCTTTCATATTATATAATATATATTTCTTAGTAGAATATTTGATAAAAGGTGACATTCAAAAAGTTAGTTTTGTTAAACAAGCTATTCTTATGGGTAAAGAATGGAGTCTGCCATGTGAAGAGAGAACTTCTTACACATCTTTTAGTTGGCTAAAATTTTGGAAAGATTAAAGAAAAAAGCTATGTGAAACTATATTAAAGTTAACACATAGCTTTTTTAATGCCTATATGTACTCAATTGAGTACATTTTAAATGCGATAATAATATACATTATCAAATGATGGAGTTATATTCACAATAGTAACTGCATTAGTTAACGTTGTTGGTCTATCACCTTCAGGTATTGAATAAAATTCACTTTCTTCAGCATCAGCTGGAAATTTTAAAGTATGATAAACTACATTACCACTACTTGAATGCCAAGTACATTCAATTTGTAACTCACTATAAGGTCTAGCATTAAATGCACTTTTTTCAGTGTCTATTTGAATATTAAATATATAAGTACTAAATGGTGATACTTTGAAGTAAATAGATGGTTTATATTGAGCTTGTGTTTGCTGTATAATAGTCCAAGTCAGTATTTTATTTGATACATCTTGTTTCAATGTAACTACACCTGTACGTGTACTACTTCCTGTATTATCTGAATTAATTTTTAATGTCATGTAATTAGTTTGACCTGTTGATGAATTCCATGTTGGAGTTATCCAAGAAGCATCTGTTGTGGCAGACCAACTAATTTTGTCATAATTATATTCACTTATAACATTTCTTGTTTTAGACCATCCATTATTAAAAGAACCTGCATTATAATCCACAGTATCTTGTACATTAGTATTATCTGTACCATCCCATTTAAATGTATATTCACCTGCTTGGTTAATTCTAATATGCATTTTTTTATTACTTTCATTTTGTGTTAATGTAATAACACAAGTTCTAGGTGTTCCATTTGTATTTTTTTCCCAATATAATGAACCTGTTTGAAAAGTAACCCAAGAACAACCAATTTCCCTATTATATCCAATATAAGAACCATTTTTCAATGATTTAACATTACTAATAGTGGAATCTTCACCCGAAGATGAATTTGCATTAATGGTAACATCTGTTTCCCCTGATGGACTGTAAAATTCAAATTCATATATGTCTGAAATTTTACCTTCTTGCGTAATTTTAAAAGTACTCGCCATGTTGTTTGTATTTATTTAGTTTACTAATTATTAGTAAACTATCATAAAAAACAACAAAAATCAGTACATAAAAAAATCCCTCTTTGAAAAGAGGGATTTTCCTATTAATCCATATATGTTACTTGTCCAGTCCATTTCATTTCTAAACCAGTAACAGGAATACGACTTCTTAATGAAACTGTATGTTCATTACCATCACCCTGAATAGTTGTTTGTATAACTAATGTACCATTAAAATAAATCGAATATAAATCCCTTTTACCTGATGTTGATAATATTGTACATGATGTTGCAGTAAACGCTTCTTCAGTTCCACTTGTATAACTACCCTGTTCTCTTTCTGTTATACCTGAATTCATTTGACCTCTTAATAAAGAGAATGCATTAATCCAATTTGAACCATCTCTTAATGTTAAATAGAAACGTGAAGTTGTTTGAGTTGTTGAATCATTAGTAAAATTAATATCCCATGACATTGGAACTTTCAACTCTTGTTTAGCTTCTTGTGTAACTGTAAATCTAAGTATTTTTCCAGATTCATTTTGAGTAAATGTAATCACTGCTGTTCTATCCTGATAAGTATCATTTGCAACTGTTCGTCCTGTAAATGCAACATAACCAGTACCCATATCAACACTTTCCCATCCTGTAATCCAATCAGGTAAAGATGTGTGTGTTGCTCCTACTGTATTGTCTTGCGTATTACCACTATAACTTTCAAGATATACATTAAATGACATTCCACTTGCAGGTGAATCAACAGTATCATTGCTTACAAAAGCAAATGTATAATTGTCAGCAGGTTTTGCTTCTTGAATAAAGGTAATCACAATATCTTCATCACTTTCACTTTGTGTAATTGTCGCAGTACCTCTACGTTCTCCCCCTGTATTTTCAGATAAGATAATTTTGCCTGTTTCTGAAGTTAACCAACTATCACTTGTTGATATAGTGTAAGGAATATCAACACCTTCTTTTGTTGAAACAATTGTAACACTGCCAATTGAATCAGATGTTTCGCCTACAAGAGAAAAATATCCATTGGTGTATGGTACTCTCACAACTAGATTATTAAGATAAAAAGAGAACTCAACTTCTCTTCCATCTTGCATAACTTTAAAATAACTTGCCATATTTATTTAGTTTATCAATAATTAGTAAAGTAAGAATGTGTTTGGGATATTTATAAGTAAAATATTATATAAATGAAAGATATAGTAATTATCAAAAATTCAAACACATTGTTAAATAATGATGTTTATTTTCCTGATATAAATGAAATAGAGAATGGTGAATTAGTATTAAATAATAGTACTGGTAAAGAAACGTTATTTGTTAAAAATGATGCTGATGATATTGTTCCGTTTCGTTCTAAACAATATACATTAGATAAAATAAATACATCAATACCAACTATAACTATTAGTGAAACTGCACCTGATAAACCAAAAGAAGGTGATTTTTGGATTGAGCCAATTCCACCAATTCCATTTACATTAGAATTTAATGTATTACCTGATAATCTGATAGTTACACTACCAATATCAGGCAATGTTAATTGTGAAATTGATTGGGGTAATGAAAGTAGTAAGGAAATTGTTACATCTGATAGACCATCCCATACATATCAAACTGCTGGAACTTATATTATAAAAATAAATGGTGATTTCGAAAGAATGTACAATTGTTCAACTAATGTCACTAAAATAATTAGTTGGGGTAATACTAATACATTATTAACGTAAATAGTTTTTTAAATACATTTTCTTATTGTTCCAATTTGGTATCAATTCCAGGAAATTTATTTCTTTATTGTTATAATGTATCATCATTTAATGGAACATTTAGTAATTGCACAAAGCTACAATCAATTCCTGAAGAATTATTTGATAACTGTATTAATGTAATTGATATGGCAGGCGTATTTAGTTCTTGTACAAGTTTAGCATCAATACCTAAAAATTTATTTGCGAATAATATTAATGTAACTAATTTTAGTTCAGCATTTGCTTCTTGTCGTAGTTTGGTTAATATACCTGAAACATTATTTACTAATAATATAGAAGTTACAAGTTTCTTAAATATTTTTCAAAATGATAATAAATTGGATTCCATACCATCTAACTTATTTTCAACTAACACTAAAGTTACAACTTTTGGTGGGGCTTTCAGTAGTTGTACAGGTTTAACATCTATTCCATCTACATTATTCGTCAATAATACTATTGTTACGAACTTTAGTTTTACATTTAGTGGTTGTTATAATATTACATCCATTCCTAATGAGTTATTTGTTAATAATAGAGAAGTTACAACTTTTGCCAATTTATTTAATAATTGTACAAGTTTGACAGGTAACACACCAACAACTGATGGCTTACAATTGTGGGAAAGAGCAGGACAAACAAGTTATCCTACTTCAATTTTTGGAACACGATGTTTTGGAAACTGCATAAACCTATCCAATTACAGTTCTATACCAAGTGGATGGAAATAAATGTATTTTATTTTTAATAATATTTAACGAGAATCTCTTCAGGTTCTCGTTTTTTATTTGTATATTTGCAAAAACATTAACAAAATGATAAAAAAGGATAAGATAGATAAAAATTCACATGAATACCAAATAGGTTTTCGTGATGGAGTTGAATATGCTAATGAAAAATTAAAAGAAGATGGTACATTCTTCCAAAGAATCCATGACCTTATTAGTTATGACATAAGCACAATTTGGGATGAACAAGGAAAAGGACAAGATGGAATGTATTCTTTAAGCCCAGATGAAATGTTCAATCTAAATGTCACACAAAGAGGTGACGGGACTATTGAAAGAGTTTTTAGAAACAAAGTTAAAGGTTATGAAGAATACATCACAAGAATATATGTACTTAATTGTGCTTGTGGTGGCATTTGTATATTAGGATATAAGGAAAAACATTCATATAACTCTGAAACAATCTATTATACATTGTTTCATTTAGGGGAAGATGATGGCTTCTTTTTTGTACATGATGATGGTAGTCAAGGATTTAACTATATGACCAAAATTGAGATTATTGATATGGTTAGCCGAGCAATAAGTTTATTAAATAATATTAAATAAATATGGAAAGAGACAAATATGAATTTTTAAATGGTTTTGCTACTCCTGCCTATCTATACATAGAAGGTGATGAAAGTGAAACACATTGGATTGATTCTCAAAGTTTGTATTATCATACAAATGAATCAATTGATGATAATACAGGACTTATAGATAACAAGAATTGGTGGATTATTGAGCCTTTGAAAATAAAAGGTACTAAAGTAACTGAAGATAATCAGAATGAGGTTATAAAATATTTCATTATTGATTGTTCAATTGAAAGTGACTATAATAAGGAGTGGAACTTTACAGAACATAAGCCAATTAATGATTAACATTATTTAATGAGAATAATTTTATATTCCCATTTTATATTCGTATATTTGCATTATAAACTTTAAAAAGATTGGTCATGTATTATGTAATTCAAGAAAAACTATTTAGAGAAGAAAACTATGAAAATTTAATAAGAACATTAGAAAAGTTAGAGTTGGATTATGAAATTGTTAAACTCCAACCTAATGATGATAATATTATTATTCATACTGATAGAAAAGATATATTTCCATTTGGTGCTGTTAGAATGGCTAAGATTGCAAGAAAATATGAATGGAATCCTGGGTCATTTATGAATGAAAATCATGATTATGAGGTATATAGTAAATACTATGGTGACAATTTACTAAATGCAGATTCGAAAATAATGAAAGTAAAAGATGTTACACCTCACACTTCATTTTTTGCAAGACCTACCAAAGACACCAAAGCGTTTACTGGAAGAGTTTTTAAAGATAAAGATGATTGGTACTCTTTTATTGAAAAATTAAAACTTAACCCAAATAGCATATTAACTGATGATACTTTGGTTCAAGTTGCATCAGTTAAAAATATTTTAAATGAAATAAGATTTTGGATTGTAAAAGGTAAAATTGCAACTGCAAGTGTTTATAATGTTGGTGGAAACTATTATTTAAGCGATATTATTGATAATGATGCATATGATTTTGTTAATCAAATGGTTAGTTTGTATCAAGTTAATGATACATTTGTTATGGACATTTGTTTAACTGATAATGGTTATAAAATTGTAGAATGTAATTGTACTAATAGTGCAGGATTTTATAAATCTGACATGCAAAAACTAATCATGTCACTTGAAGATGCATTTAATGTTAATTAATAATATTATATATGAACGAGAATAATAAACCTTGTCCACAATTTCCATTTTTCGGAGCTTCATACCCAGATGCATGTTGCATTAATGGAAAACTTTATGATATGGATAAATGTGATGAAAATAGCAATCTTTATGAATTAGATGAAGAAATACCATGTCCGTTTTGTAGAACAGAAGAGTTCATAAAGTATGACCCATTTAATTGGTTTGAACATTTCTATATTGAAAATGAAGATAATGAATCCAATGATATAGAATCATTAGAAAAGTTAGCTGAACAAGAAACAAAAGAATGTTATTTAAAATGGATTAAAAGAATGAAAGAAAAATATGGATAAACAATCTTTAGAAGATAGCATTTTATACTTCGCCAAAAAATATAATAAAGAATATGTATATGTCAATTTGTTTAAAACAGTTCCATTTCCTGAATTAGTTAAACTGATTATTATATTAATGTTTGATAATGAATTTGATATATATTCCTCTTCTGATGAAGAGTATCATTATTATAAGACGATATTTTTTTATCATCAAGAACTTAATAGAGTGGGATATGTAAAATTTGAATAAATATAATAAAATATGAAAGTAAATAATATTGTAGCTGAAGCTTTGTATGATTGCCATATTTCAATTGGTAGTAAATGGGTGTTTGTTAAATATATTCAAGATATAATTCCTGATATGTCAGAACTTGACCCAGATTATGATGATTGTAGTGAACATAAAAAGGGGGAGATAGGATTGTTTGAAGATTGTGGCAATAATAATTGTTGGTATAACACCAACAAAACCCATCAATATTGTAAGTATTTTTGTTGCCCTGATGCTATGGATGTAAGAGATTTCTTCGAGAAACAAGAAATACATATGAGCGTAGAACTTAATTTAATAAATAATATCATATATTATAAGCCTATTGTTATATACAAAAATGCTGATGGTAATTATAAAACAGTGTTTGGAAAACTTTATGAAAAAGATTATGAAACTGTTTTTAATTATGCATTATTAAAATGTGCTGACATTTATGCAAAAGCAAATAATATTGAAATCAACCTATTTAGTAACAATGAAAATAAGTCTTAAAGATATGAAAAAAATATGTTATATTATTGCATTGTTTGGATTAATGTCATGTCAAAATAATAATGCGCCAAAACTTAATTTAGAAAGAGAGCATATTTTCAAAGACCAATATGGAACTTCTTTGTATAGTAAAGAATTTACTTATAAAGGTCATGATTACATATGGTTTAATAGTTCAACTGGATATGATGGAGCAAGTGGTTTTGTTCATAATCCTGATTGTCAATGCCACAAAAAAGAATCTAATTAAGTGAAAAACATGAAAGTGAAAATATTTCATGGAAGTCGTGATTATTTTGAAGAAGTTCTATTATATAAATGCTGTGATATTGGATTTCATTGTGGAACATTAGAACAAGCATTGTATCGTATAATGGATATTGGTAAATGTTATACTGAAACATTCTTCAAATCATATGTATATGAAATAAACATTGATATTGATAATAAAAATTGTATAGAGTTACCTGATTGTATATCATGGGCTGATTTTGATAATGTAAAAGAACAAATTTTACATTATTACCCAAGTATAAACATACAAGAAGTTAAAACACTAGAAGAATTGAGAAGTTTTCTTTTAGATATGGGAATTAAGTATATACAATATGAAAATAAAATCGAAGGTAAAGGATATTCATATGTAATATTAGATGAAAATATTAACTTTGAACGATATACAGTAAGAGAAATAATAAATAAAATAAGTGAAAAATATGAAGGAAGTTGATTATTATAACAAAAGTTTAGAATTAATTGATAATGTTTTAAAAGGTAAGGATAATGGTAACAACTATCCTTATGAAGAATACACTATGTGGTATTATTTTTTAGAACTTCTTGGGAAAGAAAATTATAATAACCTAATGGAAGATAAATACTTTGAAACATTCCATAAAATGTTTAGACAAACAGATATTGAAATGGATTTGTTTAGAGCACCATTAGTTGAATGTAGAACAACATCAATATCATCTGGGGATTCTGAATCTTATAAAGAAAGAATTACATATAGAAGAAACATTGAAGTAAATGAAAGCCCAAAAATACAAGGATTAATATGGAATTTTATTAACATTTCAACAGTCCCTCTATATGTATGGTCTATGGTAAAATATGGTAAGTTTGATTTTTAATACTACCAATTAACATCATATGAATATAATGAATCTTCATTTGGAGATACATTTAAATTGTCCATATAATTTAACCATATTTGTGGCGTATTATTAAATACATGTGTATCTCCATTTGTTGATGATTTATTTATATATAATGTAAAGTTCTGTGATATTTCTTTCTCAATATTATCTCCTAATGCATATACTGTGCCTGTTATTGTTAAGTTACTATTAACAGGTTTTTCAGCAGTTGCAATTATAAAAAAACCGTCCATCACTGTACCATAATTTCCATCTTCAAGATGAATATTAATATGTGGCTTTGATGGTACATACCCTTCTTGTAAAATTGTAAAAGTACTTGCCATATTTGTTTAGTTTGATAATTATTATCAAACTAAATCAAAAAATATCAGATGTTGTGCAAAAAAAAAAATTATACAACTCTTACAACATAATCATAGGTATCATCTGATTGATTACCACCATTTAAAATATAAATAGGTAAATCATATTCGCCATCACAACCCAAATCAGTTATTACTATCGAACTACCACGAATTATTTTAGTCCCAAAGACACCACTAACTTCCATTTGCAATTGTTGGTTCTTCAAATTGCTATATTTTATATCTAATGTTGTTCCAACACATTGATTACCACTTGTATTAAATTCAATAGCAAATCTTAATACAGAAGCTGGATTATGAAATCTGCCATCATCTCCAACAGGATTTATTGAAATTACATTTGAAGTTCCTTTAACATTAATATATATTGTTTTTACTGGTGGTACATACCCTTCTTGTATAATTTTAAATGTGCTTGCCATTGTTTTGTTAGTTTACTAATTATTAGTAAACTAAATTAAAAAATAACAATTTTTAATGTAGTTTTTTTGGCTGATTAAATAAAAAGTCATATATTTGCAGCATAAAATAAAAGTATATCATATGTTAAATGAAAAATTGTATGTCAAGACATTAAAAATATGGCTTGGAGAAGAAAATGTAAGATACTTTAAACATCTTAAAGGGCTGAAAGGTAGTGTATTTCCTGTACTTAAACTAAATATGGATAGAAAAGGATTACCAGCACATCCTGTTCATTTTAGAGAAGGAATGCAGATTAGAAATTATTTAAGGACAAAATTTCCTGAATTATCTGAAATGGCAGGAGATATTCTTGATGAATATACAGTTGAATTAATGGAAAAGGTTATTAAAGATTAAATGATATGGATATTACAAAAGAAGAGCAAGTATTAAATTATATAAAGGATATTATAAAAGATACTGAATATGAGAATCATGTGTTTCTTGTAGGTGGTGCTGTACGTGATAAATTAATGGGAAATCCTATTAAAGATATTGACCTTTGTATTGACCTTCCTAATGGTGGTATTGAATTTGCCACTTGGATTATGAAAACTCTTGGTGAGTTTAAGCAAGATACAAGACCAGTTGTTTATCCCACTTATGGTACTGCCATGTTTACGTTATTGGCATTTCCTGGTATTGATATTGAATGTGTACAAACAAGGAAAGAACAATATCATGATTCAAATTCAAGAAATCCTGAAACTGCTTATGGTACATTGGAAGAGGATTGTTATCGCAGAGATTTAACAATCAATTCGTTATATCAAAACATATCAACAGATGAAATAGTCGATATAACAGGAAAAGGTATTGATGATATTAAAAATCAAATCATTCGTACTCCTTGTGACCCTAATATTACTTATACTGATGACCCTCTCCGTATGCTTCGTTGTATAAGATTCGCATCTCGTTATGGATGGAAAATAGAAGAAAAAACAATGCAAGGAATTATTGATAATGTTGAGAGAATTCAAATTATCACACAAGAAAGGGTTACTGATGAAATAAATAAAATTCTTTTAACAAAAAAACCGAGTGTTGGTTTAAGAATGTTAGAAAAAACGGGTTTACTTCAGTATGTCCTTCCTGATTTTGTTGAAATGGTGAATCTTGAACAAAATGAATATCATTTTGGAACTGCATGGAAACATACACTAATGGTTGTTGATAATACAAAACCAATTCTTGAAAATAGAGTTGCTGCATTGTTTCATGATTTGGGGAAAATAAAAACCAAAACAGTTGATGAAAATGGAAAAATTCACTTCTACAATCATGAGAACGTTTCAGCCTTTTTAAGCGAAGTTAGAATGAAAACAATGAAATACCCAAATGATATAATTAAACGTGTTAGAAAGGCTGTAAATGCCCATATGAGGACTAAATCATTTGGTGATGATTGTTCAAAGTTAAAAGATAAAAGTGTTCGTAAATTACAATTAGCTCTTGGTGACACATTTGAACTTACAATGGATTTGATTGATGCAGACAATAGAGCACATAAATCTGACCATTGTATGCCAAATCAGGTAAGATTAATTAAAGAAAGAAGTAATAAATTAGTTGAACAAGGATTAGATGCTTTTAAACTAAGACTTCCTGTTAATGGTGAGGATATTATATCATATAAGAATATAGAGCCTGGTCCAAAAGTTAAATTATATTTAGATTATTTAACTAAATTATGGCTAAATAACCCACTTATCACTAAAGAAGAATGCTTTAAACATATTAATAATATTAACTATTAAATAATAAAAAAAGGAGAAGTCATTCTCCTTTTTTTATTTATGCTGGTCTTATATTCCAACTATGAGCGTAATTGTTCTGCATTACATATATTTTTTCCATTGGTGTTGTTGGATTACCATTACTAACACCCTTTACAAAACCAGATGGGGCTTGATATGTTCCTGATGGTCTATAATCATAAGGATAACTACTTGACCACATACTTACACTTAAACCATAAAACTGATTACGTTTTCCGTTTTTAAGTTTATTTGTCATAGTTACTTGTTCCCAATTAGTCATGTAACTATATAAATTATTTACCCATGTATCGGCTCTACTTTGGCTTTTAAAAGAATTTAACCCATAAATATAATTTAAGCTATTCATTTCTTTCAAATATTCAGGTAATATTAAAGTAAGATTATTTTGATATTCGATTAATAATTGAGTTAAATTTTCTAAACCTTTTCCAGCAAATACATTTTCCATCCATGAAGTTCTAATACCACTACCACTATAACCTGCTCCAAGAACATTCATTATTTTAATTGATGGGTTAATAGTTGATATTTCATCAAAAGTTGGTACTCCATCAGCACCATAATAAGCTAAATTTGCGTTACTAATATTTAAGTTTTCTAAATTTGGTAAATCATTAAATTCTTTTATATAAGTTGTTATATTACAAACTGTTGCTGTTAATGATTTTAAATTTTTAAGTTTTTTAATATTTCTAAAATTAGATGCATCTGGGTCACTTAAATTAAATACACCTGATATTGCTAATGATGTCAAACCTGTCATTTCAAATAGTGAATCAGGAATAAATTGTAATTTACTACCTAATGATGTAAAATTTAAAGTTGTTAAATTTTTGACTTTAGATATTCTCACAAAAGGTATTTCGTTTATATAGCTAGTATATGAAATTCCTAATGTCTGTAAAGCAGGTAATTCCAAAATAGGAAAACTCCACATGGTAACAGTTTCACTATTGAAATAATATACATCTTCACAAGTGAATGTTATAATAATATGCCTTTCTCTTGTTTCTCCATCTGTGTAATGATGATTTGGTAATGGTTTTATGTGTTGACCAGTGCTTTGGTCAATACCCCATCCCCACCCACCACCTGTTGATGATGGATTTTTATAATAATCAACATCCAAACAACGCCATCCAATTATATAAGATGAAGCATTATTTTGCATTTGAAATGTTTCAACATTTCCATCATCCCAATCAACAGTTACACTACCTGGACTTGAAGATTGAAACCTAATTGTTGAATTATGGTCTGAACCTGTTGTTGGAGCAGGTGTTTGTTGTGGATTAGAGAAATATAGGCTTTTAAATGCATATTCTCCTTGCATATAAAGTACTACTCTATTTGTATTATCAATTTTGTAAGTTCTAGTTAACATTTTTATGTTGGTTTAACATTCCATGCTTGTGCATAGTTATTTTTTAACACATATATTTTTTCCATTGGAGTTGTTGGGTTGCCATTATTAGAACCTTTTACAAAACCAGATGGGGCTTGTTCCACACCTGATGGTCTTGTATTATTTTGTGGCTCAGATGCGCTATATAAATTAACATATAATCCATATAATTGGTTTCTTTTACCATCTTTTGCTATTGATGACATAGTAATTTGTGTCCATCCTGTAACATAATTATAAAAATTATTAACAAAAGTATCTGCTCTATCTTGTGTTGGTGTATCATTAATTAGATTAATTGTAGATAAAGAACGCATTTCGTTTCTTATATATTCTGGCAAATTCCAAGTCAATTTTGGAGCATAATCAGCATAAAGTGTTTGTATATTTCCAATTCCTTTTCCGCTTATCCAATCAGCCCAATTAGTTCTGACTCTACCTGCTATCCAATTAGACCCCATATAATTAAGGTTTGTTAATTTTTGATTTATTTGAGTAATTTCATCAAATCTTGGTTGTGTATCTGAATTAACATTAGGCGCAATGTTTAAAGATACCAAGTTTGGCAAATCGTTAAACTCTTTGATATATTGTGGTATTTGTGTTGTGTTTAAATCTAATGTTGTTAATTTTTTTAAATTAGATATTTTTCTAATATTAGATGAATCTAAATTAGAGAGATTAACAACTCCAGCTAATGTCAATGATGTTAAACCTGTCATATCAAAAATTGAATCAGGAATATATTGTAATGTACCACCTAATCTATTAAAATTAAGATAAGTTAAGTTTTTTAACTTAGTAATTCTACTATATGGTATTTCATTAATGTATTTATTATCTGTTAATTGTAATTGTTTTAGATTAGTCATTTCTAATATTGGGAAATTATGATGTACAGTTGTGTTAAAATATGCTCTTATAATATCACAAGTAAATGTCATCCTAATAACTCTTTCACCATTTATATCATCATCAGCATAATGGTGATTTGGATAGGGTCTTATATATTCTCTTGTGTTTTGGTCAATACCTAAGCCCCATCCACCGCCTGTTGACGATGGGTTTTTCCTATAATCAACATTAAGTGTTCTCCAAGCAGCAATATATGCATTTGTGCCATATTTTCTCATTTTGAATGTTTCAATGTTTCCATCCCCCCAATCAACAATTACTTCACCAGGAGTTTCTGAATCAAATCGTATGTAACAATTATAATCTGAATTTATAACTGGATTTGGAATATAATTGAAATCATTTGAATAATAATTTTGGAATGCATAATTAAATGTTGTAAAAATTGTTGTTCTATTTGCATCAGGGCTTGGAATTCTTTTTATATATTTTCCATATTTATCCATTTGTTATAATTTTACACAATTTATTTTTAACCAACCACCTAGCTCGTTAGCTTTTTCATATATGCAATTATTTGAATAACATACTAATTGAAAACCTGCATGGGCATTAGGGAACATATTTTCTAATTGTACAGCACTTAAATCAGATAATATAGATTCATCCCAAGCTTTCATATCAACAATTTCTTCAATAGTTGCAGTTCCATCTTTTTTAATGATTAATGCATAATCATCACTACGTGAAGAATCACCTAAATCTGGAAAGTAAGATAAACCAAACAATGAAGATATGTGCCACCCATCATTTCTTTTAACAAAATCAATTGAGCCTTTACTTGGTAAAGCTAATGAAGTTATTATATAATCTTTAACAAATTTATTAGTTCCTGCTGAAGAATTATTAAATGAAAACAATACTTCTAATGCACTATTATTAAAAAATGTTATTTTATCTTGTTTACTATTTGATATACCAATATAGTTTAATTGTGAGGTTACATTAACAATAACTAAATTAGCTGTTGTGGTTAATATTTTAGTTCCACCTGTTGAATCAACTAATGTAATGTTTTCAGGATTTACCATCAATCCTGTACTACTTTTTGTTAATTGATTTGACGAATTAGGGTCTACAATAATAGTTGAAGTAACTGTATCACCACTTTTAACAACTGTTATACCATTACTGCCAGCAAATGTTAAATCATCGCCAGGAACAGTAATTTTAGATATTTCAGAATTGCCAATACCTGTTAAACTAATGGTTTTACCACTTATTGACATTCCTAATGTAGATGAAAAACCATTACTATCAACTGATAATATTTTATCACCTGATTTAATTTTTCCTGAAAGAGTTACATTTTTATTAATATCTGTTGTTGCATTAATGCCATTACTTCCAGTTATAGATTTTATTCTATTTTTAATATCAGCATCTAATTCGTTTTCTCTATTAGTTGCTCTTGTTGTTTCCGCTACAATTGCATCAGCATTAACTTTTTCAGCAGCTTTTGCACGAGTTGTTTCGTCCTCAATTTTCTTATTCAGTGCAGTTTCAGCATTAGTTGCACGAGTTACTTCAGTTTCAATCGCTGTGGTATTAGCAGAAACTAAAGTATCAAACTTGGTTTCAATTCTCGTTTCTTCACTTTTAGCACGAGTTACTTCAGCAGCAAGAGCATCTGAATTATTTATGATTTTGTCATTTAGGTCTTTTTCAATTCTTGCTTCTTCATTTTTAGCTCTATTAGTTTCCGCTACAATTTCATCTGTCAATGTTTTTTCAGCAGCTTCAGCACGAGTTTGTTCAGCCTTAATTGCATTTTCTAATTGTATATCTTTGTTAGTTGAACGTTGAATTTCAAAATTTAAATCATCACGTAAATCACCTTCCACTCTAACAGCACGAGTTTGTTCAGCTTGTATTCTGTCATATAATTGTTGTTCAGTATTTGACGCACGATTAACTTCAGTTGTAATTTGGTCTTGTAGTTTCTTTTCAGCTTCTATGGCTCTATCAGTTTCATTACTAACCATATTAATAATGTTATATTCCATATTGGTTGCACGAGTTACTTCTTTCGCCAAATCATCTGTCAATGTTTTTTCAGCAGCTTCAGCACGAATTTGTTCAGCTTCAATAATAGGATTTAAATCTTCAACATATGCTCCCAAAGCATCTACTTTTAACGCATTACTACTAACATCATTTATTCTTAAATTACCTGAAAATACATTTGTATCTCCTGAAGCAACCATATCCATATCAATTGAATTGGTATCTTCTACACCATAAACATTAAATAAATAAGTCATTGGAATGTATGTATATGTAATAGAAGGTTTACCACTTGCATCAATTGTTTTGAAACTTAGTTTCAAATAAGGTTTTCCAACAATAACAGAAGAGTCATTCATATAATCATCAATAGTAGCAGCCGAAATGAATTTAGTTTCTTCACTATCAAGAAATTGTTCTTCAGGTATGTTAATAGTAGTATAAGCTTCACCATTAAAAACTAATGAAACATTACCATTTTCATATTTTAATTTTAAATTAAGTTTATCAAATTTTTTCTGTTGTAAATCTTCAATATATTTTGACAATCTTTCAACAGCATCTTTAACTGATGTTGCATTTGCAATTAATGGATAAATATCGAAATCAGATGGTTTATATGTTCCATTAGTGTTTAAATCAACAGCTACAATTATTCTTTTTACTAACTCCAATATTTTTTCATATAACGTTTGTGGTGTTTCATAATCATCTGGATTTGGAGAAAGACCACAAAAATCTACTTCTTGTCCACTTGTATAATATCTTTCAAAAATACCACAACCATCAGGTAACATACCATCCTTTGAAGCATCATTAAAAGGATTATTTAAATCAAATTCTGTCATCTCTTTATAATTTTACTATAAATATTTGTTCATAATTTGTTATTAATGAAAATTACTTTGTAAGTTGTTTCATTTTAAGCAAATAGGAGATGAATTTTTTAATTTAGTTTACTAATAATTAGTAAACTAACAAGACATGGCAAGCACATTCATAATTAACCAAGCAGGTAAATCATTACCAATGAATAATATATTACCAAAAAAAGAAGGTAATGAAGGAAGTAATTGTAATCAATATGATTTAAGATTTGAACACCCAACAAATGCTGACATAAGTGTATTAATAATGTATATTGATTGTGATAACCCTGGAAGACATGTTTCTAAAACAGTAATTGTACAAAAAGGGCAGACAAATATATGGGGATTTAGAACAACAGGAGACTGGTGGTGTCATTGTACTCCAACAACTGATGGGATTTATCAATATCCTGATTAAAATTTTGTTATTTTTTTAAATAGTTTACTAATAATTAGTAAACTAAACAAGACAATGGCGAGCACTTTTAAAATTAATCAAGATGGAAATTTAAGAACCATAACTTTTAGTATTAAACTAACTGCAAATGGTATAACTTTTACTCCAATGATGGAAGATACTAATACTGAAGTATATATTAATGGAGATTATTTAGATATAACAATATCTGGAATTGATAGTGATAGCGTTTCAAAGCATATAGGAGTATATATGGAAGGAAGTTCATATTATGGACATTTAGAAGCAAATTTAAGTCCATATCAATCTTCTAGTGATGTTAATTTTAATTACTGGAAGAGTTGTGTGACTACACATAATAATCAAATGGTAATTGCTGATTTGCAATGTATATACGATAAAGATAAAGCAGATGGAAATTATGATGACTTTTTAATTTTTAATATAGAAGTTGATAATATAAATGTAGATATTAGATTAATAATTGAGCATCCAATATTTTAAATAATAAAATAAGAATGGGGAAATAAATTGATATTTCCCCATTCTTATTTATGTAGCTTTTGTTTTATTCCATATAAAATATTTGGTTTTAAATTTATTCCACATGGAATATTTATATTGCCTATCTCGAATTTGTAATAAAAGATTATTTACAAATTCAACATCAATATTCTCTGGTAGAGTAGATTCTGCCATCGCATTTTCCATTTCTTCCTTTTTTGAATCAAGATAATTAATCAATTCATCATAAGTTGAATTACCAAGACGAATACCAAGAATGAAATCTCTGTCAATATTTGTTCTATCAACATTAACTTGTCCAGTTTTTGCGATTTCAAGTCCCATATGCATTAATCTTACACTATGCGACATATTTTTTCTGTCAAAATCCTTTTCCTTGTTTTCTTTATATCTTTCAGGATTACGATTTCTTTCCCATTCTTTGTATTCTTTATAGTCTTTACAATGTTTAGTATAACCATCTTTGTTATAAGTCAAATGACATATTGGCATTTCACCCTTAGAAACTGAAGATAATCTTAATTCATTTGAAAGACCATCTTCACCAACCATACCTTTATAACCAATTGGTTTTTGTTCACTAAACCAATCTTCTAATTCAGCATGACCAACTATATTATATGTATCAACAATGCATTCGCACATATGAGATAGTTGACTATCTTTATCCATATTAATATACTCATCCCATAACTCTTCAACAATAATTTCTTCATCATTAAAATGATTACCCCAATCATAATATACACCATATGTATCATGCATATTAGGTATATGTACAAGTCCACAATATTGTTGTTTTAAACCCCTATATTCAAGCCAATTTTTAATCTTAGTACTTCCTTGATTGTAAAAAGTATAAGCAAAATCAAGAGGTTCTAAACGTTCTTTGACTGGATTTACTATTTTCTTATTAAGACCACGAGCTTTTATAATTTGTGTTTTAGCATAACCCATAAATGGTTTAAAACATGCCTTTGTCACAAAGGCGTTTCTATATTTTTTAATTTCTGTCATTATAGGGTGTTCGTACAAAATTTTATCTTCAGGAATGAATAAAGATTCGAGTACTGTTGGATTTGAAGAAAGAAGCATTTCCATGAATTTTCTTAATGAAAACCAAACATTATCATGTTTTTCATCTTCAATTTGTTCTTGAAAATCCAATCCAAGTCCTAAAACTTGTTCAATTGGTTCAAGATAAACACCTGCTGTATCAACATCACTGGTACCATCAGGTTTTTGTAAACCATAAGCATGAGAACCACGAATATATTCATATATTAATAACCCTTCTTTTCTTATTTCATCAAATGTATATTCTTTCATATTATATTAATTTATTTTTTATCTTCAAAAGATAAATGATGTTCAGTTCTATATTCATAAAGAAATCTTAAATCATATAATGAATGATTTTCAATTATGTTTTTTAATGTTGTTGTAACAAAAAACCATCCATCATATTTTTCATCATATGGGGTAACTAATGAAAGTTTATCATTTTCATACCTTGTAATAAAATCATTCCATTGATTGATAGATAATTTTTCTATCAAATCATTTGGTCTCAATACCAAATAAACTTCCCTATCCTCTATTTTAATATTTTCCATTATTTTTAAAATGATTTATTATTTCATCTAATGTCGCTTTTCTACAAGCTTTTTTTGCCCATTCAATATTACAATCAGTTTCAAAATGTTTCCACTGTGTATTTATATACCAATCTTCTTCTCCATTAGGCAATCTTCTAATGAATGGTTGATTTAAATCATTAGTATCTGTTAAACTTGCCACAGTTTTCAACAATTCCACATTATCGCCACAATCAATAAATTCATTTTGATAATGAAACTCCTTTCCTTCAGCACGTTCTTTGTTTCTATCAGAAACCCATTTAGTAATAAATTCTAATGGATTTTCTCTGTCTGCTCCATTATAAGATATGCCAAATTCATCAACATACAATGTATGATTCAAAGAACACACACCATAAAATATTCTAGGATGATGCATGTTTTGTACTTTATAACCTAAAGTTCTTAAAAATACTCCAACACCAACTGCTTTATCAACATCTTCAATATAACATACCGTATTGTATTTGTTTTTAAACTCTTGTGGAGTAGAATTAAATACAGTTCCCCAACAATAGTTACAATTTTCTTCTTGGAATTTACACCAATATTTATACTCAGTATCTTGTTTTTTTGTCATAACTTATTAATTATCAATTAATAATCATATATAATGCATATTATCATAACATGTGATTATATGCAAAAGTGTTGATTACACTGCAAATATACAACTTTTTATTGAAATGTGTGAATAAAAAATATTAAAAATTGTTATTTTTCTAAATAGTTTACTAATAATTAGTAAACTAAATAAGCACAAACAATATGGCGAGTACATTTACTATTTTACAAGCAGGAAAAGAAGAATTAGTTACTGCATATATTGATTCATCATCATCATATCTAAACGCTTCATGGTGGGAATGTGGAATATATGAATTGCCAATAAAGGCAAAAACAAATAGTGGCAATTCACCTACATTTAACTGGTTTCAATATGTTGATATTGAAATATTGGATAATTTTAATTTATTAAAATATTATTATAAGAATACAGGAGATGATTCTTATATGTTATATATAAATCCTAATACAAACAACCCAGAATATTGTTATTTGGATGATAGTGGTTCAGAAAGTTTTCCAAATGGAGTAATTTCATGTACTGACCCTAAACCAAGTGGAGCAGCAAAAGTATTTGAAATTAAATTAAAATCAAATGATGAAACTAAAGTCATAATTGATAGTTCAAATAACGGTTTTACTTATGGTGTATCAGGATAATAATAAAGCCCTATAATTATAGGGCTTTAAATTAAACAACATTAATAACACATAATAAATCTTTAGTCCAAAATCTTGTTTTTGCGCTTCTATTATTACTATCTGTAAATGCAACTGAATACCCTGAAGTACCAACAGCTATATGAGCTTTCATTCCAGGGATATAAGCAACGCTTAGCCATATAATATTACCAGGAGAATCATATGGAACTAATTTCCATCCATTTGCGCCATTATAATAAATTTCTTCATGATTACCTACTGCAATTTCCCTATTTGCATATGCGATTGCATATAAATCAGCACTATCTGCAACTCTCTCAATATCCCAATAATCAGCATCTCTTGTTAGTGCCACTAAACTACTTCCAACACTAGCAAATCTGTTTGCATAATCACTATAAGTAATTGATTGAATAGTAAAATTTGTTGAACTATATTTAAGTTCAACCCATTCATCACTGCCATTTTTTAATACATAAGATTTAGGAGCAGTTGGAGTTGATATAGTATTACCAACAACAATAAACATATTATTGCCATAAGCAATACTTAAACAATCTAAATTATCATCAATTTGAGATATGTTCCAATTTTCACCATCTGTTGATATACCAACATATCCATTTCTGCCTACAACAACATATTTACCATTTCCACATGCAACTCCAATCCATATATCACCCAAAATTTTTGTTTCTGACCATGTTTCACATCTGTCAGATGAAATGCTTATACACCCTGTATTATTTGGTGTTCTACCACAAGCAATATATTTTCCATTATTATCATATGAAATAGAAGTCCATATATTTTCATCTTCTTTTCTAAATAATTGGCTTCCACCTTCCTTTTTAACAGCAATACATAATCTTACTCCATCACCAACCATACCAAGTCGATATATGTATGGGTCATTATACCCTTCTTGTTTAATTGTAAACGTACTAGCCATTTTCTCATTAGTTTACTAATTATTAGTAAACTAAATGAAAAAATGACAATTTATTATATTTTATTTTCTATTAATATATTTTTTAATATTATTAAAAATATATTCGGCTTCACACTTAACAAGCATTTCACATTGGTCATCTTGTAACATAGTCCAATTATTACTTCTTAATTCACCAGCTGGTTTATGTAATGCTCTTTCTTTAGCAACTTCCACACCTATATTCATATCAAATTCGTCATCAGAATGGCAAATTGAATAACCAATAACAAAACGTCTTAATGGTTTTGTATATTTTGCAGTAAAAATACCAGGAATTGTTCTTCCTTTAAATTTTACTGATGTTTTCATTTCCTTAGATGCAATTTCCTTTTCTTCTGTTCTTATACCAACAACTACAATATTGTTATATTTTGTATAAAACATTGTTTCATTTTTACTCTTGTTCTTAGTTTCAAGCTCGGTTTTTGGAGAAGGGCGATTAATTAATACCAATTGGTCTTTAGTACATTCAACTGTTTGTTCAGTCGCTTTATCTTCAACCAAATAAGTATCTTTCACATACTCTCCAGTTTCATCATTATATGAACCAGGAACAATTGCCTTGATTGTTCCTCTAATATCTATTGTGTCTTGATTGATGGCTACTTTATCGCCAATTTTAAATCTACTCATTTTATTATATATTTTTATTAAAATTTATTTAACACCAACATGCAGCATCTCTAATTTGCGCTATTTTTTTTTTTCATCTTTTATTGGGAAAACTTCAACATCAATAACATCTCGCAAGTCAATATCTTGTTTTAAATTTGATAGCTTATTTGCCCAATATCCAGTTTCAGTAGCTTGTACTTCTAACAATTTCCCAATGACTTTGATTGATTCAGCTTCAAAATAATAATACTTATCATAAAGTTTTATTTCAAATAAATCATTTTTTTTAATGTTATCACTACTATTAAATGTGATATATATCCCACCCCTAGTATGGGTTTTTATATTACGTTCAACATTTTCAATAGAAAAAACTCTCATTAGTTTTTCCACATCATCAGCTTCTTCTATTTCTACTTCATCATTAATCTTTGGCTTCAGAAGTGGCAACCAATGGGTGATTAAAATATCATCTTTTGATACTTTTTGCCCAAGATACACTTCATCTTGGTCGTTTGTCCATGTACCATTTTTATAAGTAAGAATATCTATAAGTGAACGTGTTTCAGCTTCTCTATCAGCATATTTGTAATAATAGAATAGATGAACCAACACACGAGCACCTTCTTCTGGAAGCGAATCAGTTACCTTAATCCAAGGTAAACCATTTTTAATAATGTTTTCTAATTTTATCATTTTGAATTTAAAATTTTAATAGCTGTTTCAACATTTTTCTTTGATATACCTCTCAATGTATGTGTTTTAACAAAATGTTTTCTTTGTGAAAGTAGCATATCAGAATCATCATCAAGAATTACATAATTTTTGATTTCAGGATGCTCATATAAATAATGTTCAATTTCAACACCACGACAAACATGATATTCATGCTTTTCTTTATCACTACATTTATGGTAATAAATTCTATCAGTTACACCCACAACATCTTCAGGCATGAGAAATGTCACATTATGTACAAAAGCATTTCCTAATGTAGTGATATAATCCAAAGTGCTTTCTAATGTTGAATGTCTCCATGAAGAAGATATGACGATTTTAGCACCTGTTTTATCTACTATTTCTTTAACCAATTCCATTTTTTCTTTACAAAGATTCCAACGACTTTTCATTGTTGTAATAACACCATCAAAGTCTAAAAAAATAACTTTCATATTAACATGTTTTCATTTTTCTTTTCTCTTGCATAATCAGCAAACAATTTACTTTCAGCTTTTTCTTTAAAAAACTTATATAGTTTTTCTAATGAAATAAACTCATAATTAGCTAATTTGCCATCAATGCCCACATCAACTCTAAGGTCAGGAGATTCTAAATTATAGTCATCTAACCTACCATGAGAGTGCCCACATACCTCAACTGAACCATAATGTTTTCTATTCCAGTTAATCATATGATAATGACACATAATTACATCAAAATCTTCTTTTAAAAAAGGAAAGTTATCTTTTCTAAATTTAACTTCTTTGATTTGAGAAATTGATTTGAAATAATTAAATAAATGGTCTGATGATTTATCATGATTTCCCAAAATCAAATGCTTGTCGCCATTTAATTTTCCTAACAATTTTATGGTTTCCTCTCTATTTGCAAAACAAAAATCACCAATAATATAAACAATGTCTTTTTTGCTAATAGTTGTATTCCATTTGTCAATAAGCCAATTATCATGGGCTTCAATATCATTTATATTGAAATTCCCAGCAAGTGCTCTTCCTGGACAATGCTTAATCACGTTTTTATGTGATATGTGGCAATCCGATGTAAACCATATTTTTGGAATATTTAGTTTATTTTCCATTATCTAATATCATTTTAAAGTAAATGTTAAATACCAAGCATAAACATCATCCATATTATCAATAGTAGCATCTAATATTTGACACCATTTCACATTTTCATTAGATTTTAATTTCTCCAATCTATTAGTAATGTCTTTCATAGAATTTAATATACAGCCCTCTTTTCCGTTAGTTCCATTATAAAAAACTCCAAACACTTGATATTCGTTTTTATTATTTTTAAGAAAAATAACATCTCCTTCATAACCAAAAGATTCAAGAGCTTTTTCAAGTTTTTCATCTGTTTCATCATCAGGGTAGTTTTCAGTTAATATATGTAAGGTATATTTATCATTCAAATTAACCTTATATTTGATAACATCTTTATACCAATAGAAAGTATTATGCATATTATCATCAGATAGAAATGCATGTCTAATATATTCTCTTTTAGGCTCTTCTATCATTTTATTCTTACGTTCTCGCATATCATTAATAAATGCAAGAAGTTTAGGTCCAGGATTTTCGATAACAAAAGTTTCCTGTGTACAACATTTTTCAGCTAAATCTTTTAATTTTCCCATACTTTATATAAAATATTTTATATATCTAATTAAACCAACTTCATAACTAATTTTTACATCATTAGACATATTAATTATGTGAATGTTTTTATAAAATTCTTCTTTCCCTAAATTATCATATAATCTACCAAACAATTTACCTGCAAATTTAGTTGTGATAGCTTTAATGCCTTCAAAATCAATATCACAAAACCCTTTATGTGTATATTCTTTAAAGATAATATTATATATATCATCTACACCATCAGATAATATTTCACCTTTATTTATTAATTTCATCAGTATTATTTTTCACTTCTTTTTGTACTATTTCATATAATTGTTCAACGAAACTAAGATTAAATGGTATTGGTTTTACATTAAAAAATTCATCCACATATGATATTTCATAGAATTCTGGAACAGAATTTATTGTTTTAGGTCTAAAAAATATTCCTTTTATGCAATTGAAATCTATTATATGGTTATAGTGAAAAATCAATCTATTATTATCAGGACAATAAAGAGATATTAATCTTAATGTATGAATAATTTTTTCATATTCTTCTTCACATATAGATATAGTTGGAATTCTATAACGCAAATAAGAAAGAAAATATTCATATTCTTCAACTGTTTTCATAATTTATTATCTTGATATATTATAAAACCATGTTAATTCTTTAGTTTCATCATGATAAACATATCCATAATTAATATATGGTATTTCACCCCATATTTTACTTATATCTTTTTTTGTTAGAGAAGAACCTAATATTTTACTATTAATTTTTTCAGCACATCTTTCTGCAATCAAAGATAAATCAGTTATAGTATCTTCTGTATCAAAATATGGTAAATGAAATTTACTAGTAAATTCATATCTTTTTGTAAAGATATTATACATCAACAAAGAATTTGGCAATGAATAATAATATTCATTATACAATATACTAAATTTATTAGCAAAATCGTTTAAAGCCTTTTCTCTTATTGAAGATAATATAGAATTAAATTCACTATTTTCTTTGTTGATTCTGCAATCTATTGTTTGGCAAGCAACATGTGTAACTTCAATAGGATATACAATTCCATTTTCACATATGTTTTTTCTCTTAATTAAGATATTTTCCATCATATTTATATTTTTATCTACTTATACCATATGCCCAATAAATACTATCTTTATATATTAATACCAATGTACTAATAATAGGAAACTCACCATTACCAAAAAAAGAACGTATATTATAATTTAAAGATTTTCCATTAGGAAATCTTGCTGGAATCATTTTTTCAAAATATTTTTCACAATATATAATTGTTTCATCAATTGATATATCAATTGAATTAATCATTGTATTTTTTGGCTTTACCATTGTTTCTTCAATACCATATTTATTTTGGAAAATTTTATAAGTTGTTATCGAATAAGGTATTGACATATAATATGATTCATATAATGAATATAATTTTGCTGCAAAATCTTCTAATATAAATTTCTTTATTTCATTGAGCACAACACTTTTAATATGTTCTTCTTGCATAATATCAGCATCACAATCATACTTAAAGTTTGAGATAGCAACACAATTAAAAGTGATTTGTCCAAACTTTACATCTTCTCTAATATTCATATTCTTTAACTATTTTTTTTTTCTTCAGAAAAATCCAAACATTTAATCAAATAATTGATTGCTTCTATTTCCCCATGAGTCAAAGAAATCAGTTTATCTCTTACTGATATATCATACCCTTCACCATTAGCCCATTCAGTAACTTCAATAAAATCACCCTTTTTGGCTAAACAATCATAAATTGATAAATCATCAGAAATAGATTTTCTATTTGTTACAGTTAGTCTCATAATATTTATTTTATTCTAACATTATTTCATGTTTAGCAATTTCTTTCAAATCGCTTGTTGGAACTTTTACAATCATATCCATTCTTCCATATCTTTGATATGGTATGTAACAAGAAGATGGATTAACTGTTGAAAGTGGCTTTCCTTTTATTTTTTCTTCAATATAAGAAGCCAATTTTTTTCTTGGCACATATAATACAGATTCATTTGTTAAAAATGCTATATATTTGGCATTTCCATAAACCCATCCTGGATTTCCTTGAACATTTATCAATTCAATCCAATTTATTTTATCATCACCAACTTTATCAGTACGTTTATTTTTCTTGACACCTTTAACATCAAAACCGTATTCATTACCATTATCAGAAATCCACCAAAAATCAATATGTTCCTTCATATCTTCATTTTTTGTAGATTTTCTTACATTTCCCCCAAATTTTCTTTTGGTTACTTCCATCACAAGACTTTCATCTTCAAGTCCTTGTAAGTACATTCTCTGTACAGTATCTCTTAATCCCACCTATCATACCCAAATTATTTAAATTATTCTTTAAACCTTGTCAATAGGTATAATAACTTCTTGCAAATAATATGGATAAGCTATCTCATTAGCAAGTAATTTATTAAAGTAATTATAATTTGCAGGTGTAATCATTCCACCATTAAAATATATGGTATCGTTTAATACTGTAATTTCTGAGCCTACTGGAATTTTTTCTGTTTCACTCTTTTTTAACTCTTTAACAAACTTAAATCTTCTATAATTGTTCATAGTTATTAACATTTTTGTATTGCAAATATACGACTTATTTAAGCAAAACGCAAATGTTAATAAATAAAAACGCACTTTTTAACAAATTTTAAATGCTAAACATTACATTTAAAACAAATCAGTTTCAATAATATGAGTCATTACATAATCATCATGAAAATAATCATCATATAAATCTTCCATCATGTAAAACTCTTCCATTGTATAATCATCAAAACACCATCCAGAAGCGAACAAAGCATCTTCATTGTTATTGAACTCTTCCAATTTTTCACAATAAATTTCTTCTAATTCTCCAAATTTTTCCCATGTCATAGGAAGTTCTGATTCAGGTTTTTTCTTATGACTTTCAATACTTTCTGTTTTAAGTATTTCAGCCTTCACTTTGTCTAAAGTAACACCATAAACCATTTGATAGCTATCCTCATATTGCCCATAATACTCCATTATGACATATGCTTTTTGTTTCATACCATTCATATCTTTTAATATTTTAGTTTCAGGAAAATCACATGTATATAACTCCATAATCATTTTGTTTTATTAGACTTCAATTTTTCAGCTCTTTTCTTTAAACTAATTGCTAATTCATCAAAAGCAATGTTAATTAAATCGCAATCTTTAGTTGTATGAATATTGTTATAAACTTCATCCACTTCAAGTAGGGTATCAGCATATTTTGCAAATACTTCTAATGCTAATATCTTCGCTTCTCTTTTATTCATATTATTGGTTATTTAAATTAATAATACAAATATAACAAGTTTTTAGAAAATAAACAAATTAATATTATTAAAGTAAGTTAATTACTTTCTTGATATTTTTTCCATCAATGGAGAATATTCTTCATCAATTTTTTTCCAATCAACTCTTGGTCTATGACCTTTTTCCATAATAAGAGGTACACCCAGATTTCTATCATCAATACTGAACATACCATAAGCTTTTGGCGAAACTGTCCATGTTTTTTGTGTTGGGTTAGTGCCAATTCCATAAAATTTCATTCCTCTTTCTTCACACCATTTAATAGCTTTGGAAAGTTCTTCACCACTACGCATAGTATCTAAAATCCACCCTACATTATATTGAGTTGCCCATTTACACATTACCTCAAAACAATGTTCATTTTCTTTACCAATATTAGGGTATTGGTGGTCACAAAGTGTTCCATCAAAATCAACACAAATTGGAATAATATATTTGCCATTATTCCATTCACATATATCTTTCATTTCTTCATTAAAATGTCTTGCCATAGTATTATACTACTTTTTTTAAATCATTAAATACAAAACCTAATGGAGAATCATTAAAATCATCAATATGTTCCATTAATGTTTTCATAATTTCATCATAATGTTCTGTTAATACTTCATCTATATATTCTCTTGTATCTTCATTGATATGAGGGGAATAATCATGGCTTGAACATTTAACCAAAATAATGCCACTATTATTTTTATCACATTTAATATCTGTCCAATGATAATACATTCCACTATAATGTGGTGTATATTTGTAAATGTATTTACAAATTATTTTCTCTGCTAATATTTTTTTATAAATTTTATTTAACCCCAATAATTTATTTTCCATATTTTTTTATTAAAGCCATTACATAATCATATTCATTTTTAAACACTTGGTCTATATTAACAGGATTTTCTTCATTACAAACATAAGAATCATTATGTTGATAGCATTTTATAAGAAGTAACTTTCCATTTTTCTCTTTTAAATAAGTCCAATGATAATACATACTACTTGTACGTTCCCTATATCTTCTATGATATTTGAGTAAAATATCATTAGCAATAAGTCTTTTTTCTGCTAAGGGTAAAGAAATAAGAGTATTTTCCATTTAAAATATACATTTTAAAAAATATTTTTTATCCACGAAATTAGTAAGCCATACTCCATTATTTGATAAATAAAATTTGCAACCATCATCAAACATTTGTTTAGAATCAATTTCAAAAACACAAGGGTTTCCATGTCTCTTTCCAACATTTTTTGCAATACTTATTGTTTCAGAAAGATGTACATGTTGTCTTGTACCTTTTAAAATACCTTTTTTATTAATTGAACTAATAAAACGAGTAGCAGTCCCATGATAAAGAACATCAGGTGGGGTTGTTTCTTTCAATTCCACATCAACAGCAATTGAATGCCCTTGTCTTGCACGAATCTTCTTTTTATCTTCAGAAAACTCATAACGTTTTTTATCATTCGTTTCAACAATTTCATTAAGTTCATCCATTGTATAGTGATGATTTTTAATAAGGTCTGAAACTTCTCTCCATCCATGTTTATCAAATTTATATTCTTTATCATGACGAAGAAGAAAAGCCAATTCTTTTCCTCTAGTTATAATCGTACTATGTCCCATAAATTATACTAATTGGTCTTGTAAATTTTTTATAAATTCAGATTGTTTTTCATCATCCATCCATTTCATATAAGAAATTTTCTTTTTGTCTGATTTTTTAAATACATAAAAAGTAGATGTGAATTTTCTTGCATGTTGCTGTGTTTTAATCTTTCCACTATGTAGTCTATTCTTAGCCAATAAGAAAAACTGGTCTAAAGTATAAAAACCTGCTGCTGTTGCACAAAGCCAACTATATTCACAACTCATAAGTTGTTTTCCACCTGTTACAGTACTTTGGCATTTAAATACACAAATGCCATCAGGTTTTAATACTCTATATGCTTCATTAATCCAATGATGATAACTTTCAAGCATTTCAGCAACAGGATAATAAGAAGAAAAACGATTCATAATAACATTTCTTCCGTTTTGGTCTGTAAGTTTTGTTGAAGCAGAATCACGTGGAGCGATAACAAAAGGTAAATCAATAACAAGTGATTCAATAGAATTATCCTCAAATGGAAGTTTACCCAATGGTTCTAATTTTAATACATCATTAAATTGTGGCACAACATCCAATTTAACAGTTGGAGCAGGAATTATATATTTGTCACCCTTTTTAGGCTCATAAAATTTTCCACTACTATATGTCATATCAGCATAAAACGGTTTTCCACCATTATGAAGTTGCATGATATTATACATAATTTCTTTTTGGTCATGAGATGTACTTTTTATTACATCTTTGTATTCTATTTTATTTTCCATCCTATTCAATTAAAAATGGTTCATCAATAACAGTTAAATCTTTTCCAATAAGTTTTTTAATAGAGCCTTTTGGAAGTGGTACACCATAATAATATTCAGTTGTAGTTTCCCATTGTGTACCTGCTGAATAATCATGATAGTCAATATAAACCAATTCTTCCCTTTCGGTTTCAATAACCCACTGTTCTTTTAATCTATGATAAGTTGGACATTCTTCAAATATCCTTTCATCACCATTTTTATTCACTGCTAAATATGCTGCCATAGTTAATATATTCTTTTACCTAATTTAATAATAAAAACATCTTTATCTGTACCACCCCAATCAGGATTTCCACATCCAATTGTGAAGCCACTAATTTCAAATTTCATGGTAGGTGCTTCTTTAGCATATCCAAGTCTGAAATGCACATGTGTATAATCAGCTGGATGGAAACCAATTGAAGTTCTTGTTAAACAAGACCAACAATTAGCTTTAGCACAAAAGAAACCTGTCTTGTCAAAAGAGTTATTACCTTTACATTTTGTTAAACGTTTAATCCAATATGGTTTAATCTCCCTATATTCTTCATTTTTTACCCCAGAAGAAATTAGGTCAAACCATTGTTTTTTTAATGTTAAATATAAAATTTTTTCCATTCTTCTTTATGTTTATTAATAACAGATGAAATATAGTCATCCCATTCATAAAATGAACTGTTAATCATAAAGCCCCCATCAACACCAAGACACAATCTAAACTTCTTGTTTAAAAACTCTTTTCTGTTTTCCACATATCTTGTAATTTCTACATCATTTCTATAAAGTAAAATCGCAATATAATTGTCATAATTATTATTGTATGATATACCAAATAATTTCTTATAGGTATGTTTTGCTTTAATTTTAGCTCTGACATGATAAGTCACACTATCTATTACATATAACCTATCTTTAGAATCAATAAATTCTGTATTACTGAAACTTGTATTAACAAATTTAAATTCCATCTATTATGACATTTTTTTAATTATTATATATTTGTTTTTGCGATATTTTTTATTACTTGGTTGATTCCATTTTGAACAATGGATTTTTTTAGCAAGAAAACGTTCTCCAGTTCTTATAGTTAAAATTCTAAAACCACCTTCCATTTTTTCAATATGTACTTTAGGATAAGATAGCCATATGCCTTGTGTTATATTATTTATAACTCCATTGTACAAATCAACAATAGTTTGTTTCCATAATTTCTCATGTTCCTTCCATGCTTCATGAAGTTTTTCTTCATATTCTTTCAAACTTCGATTAAATGAATTAAAAGCACAATCATAAGATGATTTACCATTTTTAACTCCAGGAAAAGCCCAATGGCTATAATTGGTATCATCAATATGTTCAGAAACTTCTTTTACTCGTTTTTTATAATATTCAATATGTTTTTCAATTGAATTTATTTTGACATTTCTTTTAAGAAAATCCCACAAACGAGTTAAACGTTCTTCACCAATAGATAACATCATATGAGCTTGTTCTTCAGTAATTTTATGAACACCACAATGTTCAGTTGAACAACAAGAACCACCTGTATATCTATCATCCTGTTCTTTATAATGTGGGTAGAAAATTTCTACAATACCTTGTTTAGCATCAACATTTTGAACAATACCAGGCATTATATGACAAGTTTCTACCCAATCACCAACTTTATAATCAATCATATAAAAGATTTAATATCAGTTATTTTCTAACTAAAGGTTCTGTTTCACCAACAAGATTAATAATCATATTAGAAGGGAACATAGTTCTAAGATTAGCATCTCTTTTTTCAAGTTCAAACAATACTTTATTAATTGCAATAATTGAACTTCTTTTTTCTAAATAAAGTGATTGCATATGTTGGAACATTTCAGATACTTCGTTGAAATTTGCATTAGGATTAACCTCTGTTACCCATTTCCACATAAGTTTATCACCATCTTTACGGTTTTCCATAATAGACTGAATATTCTCTTTAAAATAATTTGCATTAGTTTCACTAACTTTAAGAGAACTTGTCAAACAGTCCATAAATTCAGACATCATAATATTTCTTTCTTGAACCTTCTGTTCATAAGTGTTACGAATATCTTTCTGTTCGTTATATACAGCCACACCTTCAGTTAAAGAATATTTTGTCGCTTTATATCCACTAAAAATAACAAGAATTGCAATAATAAGCCATACAAGTTTTTTCCAACTTACTTTAATTTTATTAACATCTTCTTCATCTTTCTTATTTGCAATATCAAGTATTAGAATTGATTTCACATCTTTTTCTGTCGAATTACTTTCATATGAAGCCATGAAGTAAATAAAACTATAAACAGCCCATGCTATAATTTCAATAGCACAATAAAATACAAACCAACCAGTACACTCTCCTTCAGCATTATTTCCAAAAATTTCAGGGATTGGATTACTAAATGTGATAATACCAACTAATATTGAATATGCAACAAATATTGCAAACAACAAAATTGGTGTGTTGATAACATAGTTTCCAAAAACAACAGCCACGTTTCTAACATCTTTTCTACTCTCAATTTTTTCACTCATTTTCTTTTAAGTTTAAATGTTTAATATTTCATTTAACAATTACAATACAAAGTAAAACAAAATATTTAATACTACAAAATTTTATATATTAATATTTGTGAAATTTGCCATAATAAATTGGCTTAGTATTTTTGACACTCTCCAATAACTTTTTACTATTAGCAATACTTCTATCTAATGCAGTTTCAGTAGTAGAAACTTCATCTCGATAATTCTGCATTTGTCTTAAAGTATCAATAACATCCTCTAAGACCCATTCTTCAATTATGAAACTATTCTCCATATCTATTTTATTGGTGTGGTTTCTCCAAACACTTTAATAACAACTGAGGACGGAAACTTAGTTATTAAATCTTTATCCCGTTTTTGTAACATGAATATATCAGCATTAGCTTTAATGATAATGTCACGTTTTTCACTATACATTTGTTGCATATTTTTAAATAGGTCTGCAACTTCTTTATAGTTTGCATTGGGGTTTATTTCTTTAACCCATTTCCACATTAATCCAATCCCATCTTGTCTGTTATCCATAATAATTTGAATATTTTCCTTAAAATATTCAGCATTAGTATTACTAATATTCAAACTACTTGTTAAACAAGATGTAAATTCATTCATAATAACTTCTTTTTCTTGAACCTTTTGATTATAAGAATTTCTTATGTCTTTCTGTTCATTAAATGTAGAAATTGTATAAGGTACTACCACAAAAACAGCTTGTATGATTAATATAATCAAAATCGCCCCAACAACCCATTTAATAACTTTTTTCATTTTTATACATTTATTTTTTTAATACCATTATCTAATATAAGATGACCATACTCTTTTAAAATATCATTAACTTCAGTTCTAAATTTATTTCTATGTTCTTCACATTCTTCAATAGAATTATACCAATTACTGATTAAAGTATGATTTTTAAGCATTATTTTGAAAGCAAATTTTTTAATTTCATCATTCCATCCATCACATCCTTGTGAACTTATAACATATGTTTTATCGTCAAAAACAAATGTTTGTTCTTGCCCATTATAAAATTGAGGATGATATTTAGAAAAATTATATTGTATTACTCCAGTAAGATATTCAATATTAAGAACATTAATATCAGCACCATTTAAATTTACGAAAACACTATTAATCATACTTTGAATCTTAAACAATAGAATTTGTATTCTTCTTCAGTTATTTTACCTTTATTAACAAGTATTCTAAACGCAACGTCTTGAATATCAAACCATTCAGGGAATTTCCATCTATGACCTTGTGGATATTTAAGAAATTTAGCCAAGCAATTACGATATTCTTCAAACTCACAACGTTCCCATCTTGTTTTATTATATTGAGGGTTATTTTTCACATAACTCTCATAAAAATTCAAAGATTCTTCTTCTGTCATATTAATATTCAAACATTAATTTAGCTCTTTTCCAATTTTTTTTCCAATGTTCATCTGTTTGAACATGATTTTTTCTAACATACTTAACTACATTTTTAGAAAAATCATCTAATGGAAATGATTCAATGTTTCTTACAACAACCCCTTCAATTGTGTCCCCATATTTGCTACCATTTTTCATGTGGAATGCAATTGCTTGTTCAAGTTCTGAAACTGTCTCAAAACGTCTTATTTCAAGAACTGGGACATGTTCAATACCTAATATGGATGATAGTTCTTCAACTTCTTTCCATGAATACCATCTTTTATCATCACGAGCAGCAAACATGAAAAAATAAGAAGGCAATTTATTATATTCAATTGAATGAACACCATACATATTTTCGCCATAAATTCCTTCATTTTCTGCAAGCCATCCTTTCACTTGGTCATATGTACCACCTCTTTCAAATAGATTCTTATCCCAAGGATTATCAGTAACAGTTGCATGAGAACGAGCGTAAACACCTGATTTACAGATATATGAATTTGACCCGTCTAACTTCTCTGAAAGTACTAAAGTCTTTCCTTTTAAATGTTCCCACCATCCATCTTCAACTTTTCTATCATCATTTTGCAAACCTTCAGAAAAAGGAAGATGATATGTTCGTGGATATTTAGTTGTTTCCATATAATTACTATTTTTCAATTACACAAATTTTTGGCTCATGTATGATATTGTATTTATGAGCACACTTATCGCAATAACAATTTTTATTTGGTAATATAACCCACCCACAATTAAAAATTATCTGTTGCATTGCAACAAAATTACCGCCACTTAAAGTATTATTACAAGTATTACAATAAAATATCGTTTTATTTTTTGTGATAATTACTGACATATTATTTATTCTTTTTTAAACGTTTCACTAATAACAATAGGAGTAAATATTGCATCACTTGTACCTTTAAAATTCTCCAATATTCTTAGATATAAACTTTCAGGGTCATTCTCTATTAAATGTTTTAATATACTAAACTCTACTTCATTACCTTCAATAATTTCATAGCCACCAACACAAGATGATAAATGAACCTTTAAATTTGTTTCTATGTAAACCCAGTAATAATCTTCATCACTTGAAACTGCACAGACTAATAAACCCACATCATTGGGTAGTGACCCAAATGATACAAATTTACCACCATCTTTTAAAATTTCTTCATATATTAGTTTGGCATTAGAATTGCTATCTTTAAGCTTTTCTTTAGCCCATTTAAGATTATTAGCCTTTAATCTTTCATTCCATTCATATTCATCACAAATATGATAAATATATGTTTTTGCATTAGGTTCATTTCTAAACAAAAATGATAATGGATAAGCAAATTCTTTATAATCATCAAGACATTTAATTGTGAATATGTCAAAATATTCATAAATTTTCCCACCCATTTTAATAAATGAAGCTTTTATAATACCTTCTTGGTCAATGATTGCAAGATATTGATTATCTTTCATAAGTTGAAAATATCTTACACAATCACAATTTATTATATTTAAACCTTTATATAACATTTAATTATTGCTTTTTAATCTTTTTATTTTTCCACATTTTTTACAAATAAGAATATAACGATAATAAGAGCCACCAAAATCAGTTCTAACTAATATCTTTTCATATGTTTCCCATTGATGACAACATAACCATTTATCCAAAAAACGTTTTATATATTCTTTCATAATGCAAATATACTAAATTATTATATAACATAAAAGTTTTTAAAGTTAATATATGTTATAAGAACGTTTATAGTCTTTCTGTCTTTGGATTTCTTTTGCAATTCGCTCCTTATCCCTTTCAAATTCTTTTAAAATATCATCAATCATTGGATGGGTTTCAATAAATTCATTAACACTTTCATTACCAAATGTTTGTCCATAATACTCAATATTTTCTTCAGTTGAAGAACAGTAGAAATGAGTAAAAGTTATCCAATCATGTTTACTTTCAGCATTAAACTTTAGCCGAATTATCCCATAGCCGCTTCTATCAATATGAAAACGACACTTTTTACCTTTATTATTCAGAAGATATTTTTCATATTGTTCCATTGTTTTATCTCTGAACCAATCATTAATAATTTCTTTAAGTTTATTTAAGTATCTCATTGTTATGTTAATTTTATGTTTACTAACCTAAATTCAATTGGTAATTCCATATTATAATAAGTTTACATTAATTTCAACAACAGCTTCATGATTAATTGGTCTATCCCCAAATGTTAATCTAAAACGAATAAACTCTCCCAAATCATATACTATTTGTCTGTTTTCAACAGGTGTGTCAATATCATTAAACGTTATAAACTTAGTTTTGAAAAAACGTCCCAATACAGCTTTATCTTGTGATAACTGATGTTTATATGGCACTAATTTATCAGTTATTATACTATCAACAAATTTAATAGTATCTGAATTAAGTTTTCCACCTTCAATTTCAATCATACGTTGTATTGTATTCCACCATACACTTTTCATTGATTTTTTAGCAATATTTTCAATATGTGTTTTTCTCAAAATAATATTACCACCAAAAGTCCTAGCATCCCCACCTTTATCTTTATACCATTCACAAGCCATATAAGAACCTTCATAAACAACTTTTCCAACTATATCTGTGATGATATATTGTGGTATATCAAGAATCGAATTAACAAATCGACTACCATTAATAGGGTCAAGACAATTATTATAATCATCTTCAGATATTTCTTTCCATTCAACATTTTCCCATTCAATTCTTGGTTTTTCTTCACTTTTTGTAACAACTCCAACCCCTAATCCCTGGTCATTGGTAGATGTATAAGTACATATCCAATATTTCATAATACTACATTCCACATTAAATAAGGTCTTTTGCAACAGTAACAAAAATCTATATCAAAAACAGCAAGTTCTCTATTTCCAATTTTATGAGTGAAAATAAGTTCTTGTATTTCCTCTTCACTATATTCTTTGCCACATTCACATTTAACTTTAAAATGCTCAGGCAGTAAATCTTTCCATACTGAATTTGGTACTGTATTCCAAATTTCGCCTAAAAAATCAATTGATTTTATTTTACCATCAATTTTAATCAACATCTCTCTATGAGGTTCACAATCTTCATATGTAACAATATTATCATTAGGAAATTGTTTCAATAATTCTTCTTTAATTTCAGCAATTGAATTGAAACGAGTAACTTTACTACCTTCTTCCCAAAAGGAATAATTATCTTTCTTATTAAGAGTTTCAGCATCTTCTTTACTAAGAACTTTATAAAGTTCTTCTTTTTCAAAAGAAGTTCTACAATGATGTAAAACTGATATATTTTTATCAATATCAATTTGTATGTTTTTGTAGATAGTACAATAATAATGTTCTGCTTCAACACATTGTCCAATATAAGATGATATGTTTGCTACAATAAATTTCCTCATATTTTTATTCGTTATTAATTAATAATGCAAATATATAAACAAAAAACGAGAATCCCAAAGAATTCTCGTTAATTTATATTAAATTATATTTTTAGCATATTTCTCCATAACCATATATAGAAGCATTACCACCTGGATATTCACCTGAAATTTCATATACACCTTCAGACCATGTAAGTGGTGGGTTACATTCAACATATACAGAAGTATTACAACATTCAGCTTCTTCTTTATTTCTATAATACATTATATCAACTCTTGAAATTATTATAGAAATAGAATTATTAGTACTGACATGTATTGTATAAGATGAAATTTTATCAGTGTCTAATTGTTGACTACCAGTATTACCATCACTATCAGTCCATGTAATTTTACATGTTACTCTTTCTGCATCACCATCAGTATGCAAATCTACTGTAATATCATAATCATTAATTTTCCCTTCTTGAAAAATTGTAAAAGTACTTGCCATTGTTTTGTTAGTTTACTAATTATTAGTAAACTAAATGAAAAAACAACAAATCACAAATAAAATTTTTTATTTTCTATATGTTTTCTTACATCAGTTGGTACATAAAATTCTATATTTTTACCTTCTTTTATTTGTTTTCTAATAAATGTAGAACTTAGATTACACTCTGGAACATCTGTAACAACATAAATTGCTTTAACTTTGAAATTATTCCTAATCTTAACAATTTCTTTATTATAATCAATTCCGTTTCTTGGACAAACATATATTTCATGATTTTCAATAATTTCAGCAGCGTTTTTCCATTGTGATAATTTAGATAAATTATCACATCCAAGAATTAATACAAATTCAAAATCTTCTCCATATGTTTTAACACAATGTCTAAAAGTATTATATGTATATGCTGGTAATGGCAAATCATTTTCCATTTTAGTAGACCTAATATGTTTAACATTAGCAATTGCTAAATCAACCATATTCACTCTATCTTCAAAACTAAGAAGATTATCTTTCTTTTTAAATGGTGCAGTTGGATTAACAACAAATAATATTGAATCAATGTCAGTATTATTAATAATATAGTTAGCCATCATTAAGTGACCATTATGAATTGGATTAAATGTTCCAAAAAATAAACCTATTTTCTTCATTTCTATTTCTTGTTTATTTTCCTATCTCATTAAAATCATTTAAAAGAGATTGATTAGTTTTAAATAAAATACTTGTTATAATTCTTAATGCAAATGCTTCAATATAGTTAATTTCAATAATGCCAAATTTAGGCATTACAAAGTTCCACAACCACATAAGGATAAGAGGACATAAAATAATCCATAAAGCTATTCTTACTTTTATAATACTTTCTTTTTTCATTTTATTTTATTGTTACAAAATTTTATATAATGTTTAGTAATTGTTGGATAGATATTGTAAAGTTTATGACTTAAATTACACCATTCTTTAACATGTTTAAGCCACATGATTTTAATGAAATCATTGTTCTTCTTTAGTTTCTTTTTTACCTTTCTTATTTTCATATTGTTTCCACCATTCATTAATTGAATCAATTTCTTTCTTTTTTTCTCCCCACTTATCAAGTGAGTCAGTTTTAATCAAATCTATATAATCAAAAATTGTTACATTATCAGGAATTGGAATTTCATCTATATCTACCTTAACATAATCTAATATTTCCTTTACTGTTATCTTGCCTGTTTCAGCATCCAAATGATGTTCAGCACATAATGATGCACCATTATTCAAATAATAGCCACCATCAGAAAACAATTTCCTTTCCATTATATGATGTGCATCAACAGCTTTTTGTTCACATCCAGGAACAACACATTTATGTTTATCCCTTTTAAAGACTTCTTCTTTAAAATCCTGCCTTGTTAATAACTTATTTTTCATATGCTTTATTTAAATTATAAAGAGCAAAATCAAAATCATCTTCTTCACTCTTGATAACGACTAATTTTTTAAATAATTCAACATCAGTGCCACAATTAATAATATTTGTATAATGTTCTTCAACATCACTTCTTGTTAAAACAGCATAACCTTCATATTCTTTATAATAAAGATAATATGAAAGCCATCTTTTATCATTAACTGTAACTAAAATATTTGCTAAATACTTTCCAACTGATTGATATGGTACATCAACAACATATTTATAATGTCTTAAATAATCATACAATTCTTTTAATGTATTTTTATCATTTATTTCAACTTTACAAGAATATTTATATGTATTTTTCATGATTATATTAATTAATATTGCAAATATACAAATAAAAAACGAGAACCTAAAAAGATTCTCGTTAAAATTATATAAAGAATTTCGTTTATTGAAAATTTCCCAATATTTCAGCACTTAATCTGATAGTATATGGGAAATTTTCATCTGTGAAATCAACTGTCGATGTAAAATAAGGAGATTTTTCTTTCACACATTCAATATCATATGATATTAAATTAGATGGTGTACTTGGAAGTACACATTCTAACAAATCATGGTCTGACCATGCACTTGTAATAGTTTGCTCCCCATTAAGACTAAGAGATATATAATCACCTGTGTCAATTGTTCCAAAATCTATTGCAACTGTTAATGGTATTTCATTTGGATTTTGTACAACTGTACTGTTTGAAGTAATGTCAATTTGTATTGAATTAGAACTTACTTGGGTAGCTGATAATGTAATATCTTCTGGGTCTCCATAGATATGGGCTTCTTTTAAAATAATATCAGTATTTAATGTATCTATATTTACTTGAAAAGTATAAGATAGACTTTTCCCTGCTTGTATAATTTTGAATGTGCTCGCCATAATTTGTTTAGTTTGATAATTATTATCAAACTAAATCAAAAAATGACTAATTAATCATCTAATTTTCTTACTTCACACACAGTTAATAATGTTTCAGGTGCTAAATCTTTAACAAATTTATCATAAAATGTAGCAACCCATTCTTTGTCAGAAATGGTGTAATCAACTTCAGAGAATTTTTTTCCATCCGTAACCCCATAATGCCAAAAAGAACAAGTATGTTTTACATATTCATCACAATCAGTAAAGTTGCTAAAATATGCTTTATTTTTTTCCCAATTTTTAACTAATTCTTCTTCTCTTTCATTAGTTGGTGTATCTTCATCTACGATTAAAGCCCATACACGTTTGCATAATTCCATTTTAGCAACACTCATATGCATTTTACTCCAATCAATATCTTGTACTTTAGCACTGTAAGATGTTGTTCCATCATTTAAGATAAATGGTTCGGCAAATGGGCATTTATCTCCAATATAATACATTTGATACATTGCATCTGGATTTTCAGTTGTATATGCATCTCCTGTTTCTTCATCATAAGTGCAACCTTTAGTTATTTCCAAGAAATAATCAAATTCATCCATATCCTTTAAAGAAAGATATGCTTCTTTAAAGTAATCTTTTTGTCGAGAAGTTAGTTTAATCTTATCACTATCTAAAAATGATTTTATTGCTTTAATGTGTTTATTTAGCAATTTTGGAGCATCATCTCTTTTAATTTTTAAATGTTTTTCAACTTCAGTTATAGAACTATATTTTGCAATAGTTTTTTCAGGTTCTTCACCTATTACCAATATTGTATGAAAATGTGTTTCTGCCATTTCAATTATTTTTTATATCTTTATTTACATATTTTGAAACAATATCCTCAAATGCTTTTAAGAAATCATTTCCACATTCTTGACCAAATTCATAATTTATATTGCCATCCTCGTCTATCTTTAATAGACTTATTGTACAATTATCATCACCTTTAGCCATATCTGTATTACCTATATATTGACATGTTATATTAGGATTTACATACCAAGGATATTGTGGCACTACACTTGGAGATGTGATAGGAAATGTTGGAATTGTAAATGGCTGTATTGTTACATCTTCCGTTTCCCCAGGCGGTAAACCTGTTACCTCACTAATAATACCCTTACCTTTACAAGTAGGACATTTTGTTAAATCTTGTAAAGTAGTTTCTATTTTTCCACTACCTTTACAATTAGGGCATTTAACCCAAATACTTGAACTCATAATTTTATAATGTTATTTCTTTTATTTTTAAAACAATAGAGTGAACATTTTTTATGTTTCTTTCCATTACAGGTTTTTTAGTTTCTTCAATATATGACTTGATAACATCATTCAACTGTTTTTCAGTATCATAAGGTCCAATCCATGTATTTTCACTCCATCCTTCATATTGTCCATAAAACTTACCTTTATATTTTTCAGTCTTAAAAAGCGTTTTTTTCATTGGAAGTTCCCACCATCGTTTTTCTTTTATAGTAACTACTTCTTCTTTTGAAAGAACTTCTTCTTTAATTAATGTTTGTTTTCGTTTTTCAAGTTCCTCAACATCAATAACTCGCTCCATAATTTCAGAGCTAGTAAGTTTCTTTTTTGTCTTATTTGTTTTCTTAGTAGCCATCATTAAATCATTATCTCCATTGGTTTATAACCAATTTCAACCATATCCCATTTATGATGTTCACAATCAAGTAGTGTGAATTTTACATTATCATAATATGATTCATAATGAGAATGAAAATGACCATAATACCATCCTGTTAATATATGTTTATGATTAATTAGGTAATTGTAAATACTTGTCATTGTATTTCTTTCAAAATCAGCATCTTTTTCAAGATTTTCGTCTAATCGCATCCAAGATTCAATCCCCTTTTTAGTATATGGATAGCAAAAATCAGGAGCAGTATGACTTACCACATATGCAATATTATACCCTTCTTTTGTTATTTCATCCAACTTATCAACATCATAAAACGGAAGTTCATTATTCCAATAATATTTTTTACAATGTTTTTCTATATCTTCTTTAGATGCATTTGGATGCCAATACTTATATTCAATCATAGAAGCTACTTCTGCATTCAATCTGTATTGTCTATCTATTGATACACCACCCCCAACACAAAGTATCGAAAATTTAAGTGATTCTTTCATTTCATCATCCCAATCTTGATAAAAATTAATTACTGAATAATCAGGAATTGATTTTATGTTGGAATAATTTATTTTTTCTTCTTGAAAATAAGAAGGGTCATCATGATTTCCTCTAACAAACAATAAAACATTTCCTTGCGTTTTCATTACTTTATTTAACTTAGGAAATATTTGTTTATAATGTTCAGCTTTTTCAAATCCAAACCCAATATCACCAGCAAATATAATTACACTATCTGTAATTTTATAAGTTTTTATTTGATTTTTTATAATGTCAAAATGCCCATGTATGTCACCGACTACATAGGCTCTTTTGTTATAATAGTTATAAGTTTTAACACTCATGGATTACATGTTTTTACAATACAAGGATTTGTTGGTCTCAATCCAATACCACCTTGCTTATTTTTTGGTTTGTCATTTTTGACAATATTAGTTTTAATCATTTCGTTGATTTCTTTAAATGATTCTTCTTCAGTATAACCATTGATAAATACAGAATCACTTAATTCTTTTAAATAATCAACTGTCCATCCTTCTGTTTCTTTAACCCATTTATCTAAATCTATTTTCGCAATATCTTCAGCTAAGTTAACTTTTGTTAAGAACTCACGTCTTAATGCTTCGTCAGGATAAGTAAATGAAAACTTACGATTAAATCTTGATGGTCTTTTCAAATATCTTTCAGTCAAATTCTCTGGATAATTTGTTGTAGCAATAGTAAGAATATTACTATGTTTATTAATACCATCAAGCATATTTAGGATTTCAGTTTCTAATTTATTGTCTGCACCTTCACCAATGAAATTATCAATATCTTCAATTATTACAATAATTGGCTTAGTTGGCATAATTGCTCTAATATAAGACATTGCATCGTTAAAATTTAAAATATCATTGTCATCAGTTAATGACAATACAAAACCATTACGATTTTTTACTAAATCTTCAACTAATAAATTAATTAAAGATGTTTTACCCATTCCTGGTGGAGAATAAAGAAGCATATTTCTTTTATAAACTCTCCCTCTTTTAACATATTCTTCTTCAGAATTCCAAAAAGTTTCAATATCTTTTAAAATTAATTGATACATAGGATAAGAGTCAAATTTGACTAATCTATCTAAATTAACTTCTTTTTTTCTAAAGAAAATACCTCGTGTATAATCTTTTCTTATTGTATAATATCCATTTGGTAGCGACTTACTGACTTTTTTACAAGGAAAAAAATCACTACCTTCAATCATGAAATTACAATAATCATTTTTTCCAATAGTTCTTTCATCGCCATCATAAAAGAAATCATCTGTATAATTCTCTACTTCTGTCATTTAATCCACTTTTTATTTTTAATAATTTCTTTTCTTTGAGCATTTTCGGCTGTTAATATATCTGTCCCATATTCATATGTTATAACAATTTGATGTTCTGTATAACCCTTAACAGTACCTTTAAGTTTTTTCTTCTCACCTTTAATATAAGTTGTATAAACAACAGTATCACCATCAATTCCTTCATATGACTGAGAATTACTATTGTATAGTTTTCCTGAAACTTTATCAAAGGCAAAATATCTTGGTATATGCTTTAATACTTCTTCAATTGTATCATCAGTTGGGATATAATCATTAAAAGTATCATCTTTTAATATATCTGAATTTTTCTTATTTTCGGTAAGAGGTTTACCAGTCCATCTTATATTAGATTCCTCAACATCTTCGCTCCATAATAACTCTCCTGTTTCAGCGTTTATTAATTCCCAATGTGAATGTTCACCATTATCAGCAAATACTTCATTAATAATAGGTTTTTCCATATTATTTTTCATCAAATATATAAACAGTTGTATCAACACCAAGGAATATTAAAGTTTTATTAATTATTCCTTCAATAATAGACCAATCACCACCTGCAAGTCCAGCTCCAATCATAGGCATATGAACACTAGCATTTGTAGATTTAGCAAGTTTTGCTACCTTCATTAAACACTCTTTTAAAGCATCATAACGAATTGGCTGTATTTTTTCTCCATCAACTATTGTCGGATAACAACCATGTTGCCCAATCATATTGATAACTGATAAATTTTCTTCAACAGGAACTACTTGAATATTTCCTAGTTCAAATTTACATTTAGTTGAATCAGGCAATTCATAAAACCCATTACGATTCCATTCACGATAACTCTTTTCTGGAGAATCCCATTTATTTGATAATGCAAGTACAAATCCTCGTCCCCATCCACCAATATCATTACAAACGTGTACTATATATTTCTTACCTTCTCCTTTTGGAGAAGTAGCATCTCCATTAGTATATAATATTTCTTTAGACTTTTTTTCAGTTTCCATATAAGGTGATTTATTATTTTTTTGTATATAAACTAGATGTGGGATTTCGAATCCCACTTCAGCTAGTTTATTTTCGTTTAACATATCCCCAAGAACCCTTGATTGAATCACATAGTTAAATAAATCTTCATAACTCATTGTGATTTTTTCTTTCATCCAAGTTCTATCCATATTCATAACAATCTTTGTATTTTTATTCTATGGTTTCAACAACAATCCTAACTTTTTTGCCTAATAAACTATCAAACTTCTCATGTTTAGGTTCAATATTATTATAAGATGTTAGTTGAATATCCCAATTTTGTTCACTTCCATATTCAGTTTCATTCCCAAATTTAACCAATCTACTTGATTTAATATTTCCATTATCTGTTAACAAATCATCCAATTTACCTTCAAATATAAAAGCAACTGTATTATTTTTCATTTGTTCTGACATAATCACTTTAATTTATTCTCTTATTTTATGCAAATATACAACTTAAAGTGATTAATTGCAAATACTAAAATGTTAAATAATATTAATCTTTTTTGAGTTTTTCATCAGGAATTTCGATTTCTAATTTGCAAGCTCCAATATATTTTGTTTGAACACATCCCATATATGCATTTTCAGCTTCTTCTTTAGAATCATATAGTTCTTATAATGCATAAAATTTCCATTTAGATTTATGCTGATAATATAATTGAAGTTGAACTATATTTTGCCATTTAATTATTTTCATATTTATTCAAAAACTTTCCCTTTACCTTCTTTATCAATAGTAACCTTTACTTTTCCATCTTTAAATAAAATAGCTGCATAACCTTGAAGTGTATGTTCTATACGAATATTAATATTATAATAAGGTGTTCTATATATCCAGAAGTCATATTCAAAATTGAAAACTGAATCACTATTTTTCACTATTAAATCAACCATAAATTCAGATGCTATTAGCACATATTTTGGTTTAGGTGGAATTGAAGCATTGATGGAACTTAAAATATTAATAATATCTTGTGTAGTCATTATATCAATATTTTTTATCCCAACAAAGAAAAAGATAATTGTTATCAATATCTTCTACTTCGTCTTTTAAATTAATAACTGTATAACCTAATTCACGGTATTCTTTAATAATATCATCCAAATGTTTGGACAAATCTTCTTCAAGTTCTACCACACAACAACATGTACATGAATCACACTTGATTGAGATTAAAGTATCAAGATTAAATTTAAATTCATTTAATCTTTCCTCTTCAGTTTGAATACGTTGATATTTTGCTTTCAAATACGCATCTTTTGCATTTAACCTTGGATTACTCCTTTTTGTAATGTTGTGAAAGAAATCTAATATAATATTACTCATATTTTTTATTATTTAATTAAGAATAAATTACAAATGTCCAACTAATTGCTGATATAATCACAAATAATGTTCTCCAGAAAGCTGAATAACTTTCTTCATATTTCTTTTCAATAATAGAAGTAACTATTGTATTAATTGTAATATTAACAAGCATAAGACTTGAATATAAGGCTATCATTAGCCACATATATTTAAATTCAAGCACAAATCCCATAAGAATGGAAAATGGTACTATAATGATATTAAAAAAATTAATTACGCCTTTCATTTTTTATATTTTAGTGCAAACATACAATTTATTTTTTTAAAAGCCAAAAATATTATAGTTAAAAACTGTTAAGTAAGCTTCTTCCTTGCTACTTTTACAAATGCGCTATGATATTCATTCCAAATTGGTTTATATTTTTTGTGATAATATTCCCAATCAGTAGATGTCTCTTTACTAATCATGTGCCATATGTGATTACAAGCCTGATAATTAGTTATTTTACCAAATATGGCTATTTGTTTTCCAAATTCAAAAATTCTGATTGAATGAAATAATGATTTCATTGCTTTATAGAAATCATAATCTTTCTTCACAGTTAACTTTTTCTTTGCTTTAGCATAAGAATTGTTACATATAGCTGATATAGAACTTCTTAGAGTTGGTAAATCAAGTTGAAAATATTGAAGATACTTATTATCTCCAACAATCATATTTTTTGGTAGAAAAATACATTCCAAAGCATCAATTGAATGATTTTTGATTTTTTCAATGAAATAACTTTCCTTATAAAAAGTAATGTTATAATCACCAACTCTGCCTTGACGTTCATTTTCAGTCATGCCTTCAAAATCATCTGGTATAATTGAAATCATATCTTCATCTGAATTTTCATTATATGTTCCATATACAATACTACCATATCTATAAGATACAATAGCTACTGATGTTCTATTTTTCTTTTCCATTTGTTATATCTATTAAATCTTTCATATATGCCCATCTAAAACCATGTTTATAATCAACATAATCATTAAAATGAAAATAACCAAAATCATATATTGTATTATTTTCATCAACTACTATTACTAACTGTCCTACATTTGGCTGACAATCATCATGCCAAACCTCTTTTTTATTTAATCTATCCATGAAAACTTTTTTTCTGAATCAACACATGTACCAATTTTAATTTGTTTTGCTTCATGCTCAGTTTCAAACTTTAATATTTTACAATTTTCTCGCATTGGGCAACCATTATCATTCCAAATAACATCAACAATCACCCACCAATTATTTTCTTTTTCATCATATCCAGGACCAAGTACAATTTCTGATACATAAGCATATATTGTTCTTGATACCATAGTTCCTATAAAATCATTCATTCTACTTTAATTTTAAAAGGTAATGCACTTCTATCAATTAGTCTGTTATAAACATCTTCCCAACAATAAGGCATACAAGCATTATTTGCAAACTCTTGTGAGATGTTTTTTAAACGTTCTTTTGACATTGGATAATCATTCACTAACAATGAGTCAATAATTTTTCTAATTATTGGAAGAGAATGATTAGCATCATTAATGCAATTTTTAATCACATCATTAAATTCAACCTCACCTTTGTTTATCACAATTTCATTCATTATAGCAGCCAAATTATATAATGGAGTTAGTTTATTCCTTAAATCAGCTACTTTTTCATCCAACGTTTTATTTCCCATAATTTAATATATTTTAATAATTTATATTTGCAAATTAAATAATAACTGGTATTAATATATTGGACCT